ACAAACGGGACCCTGCACTTTGCAACAGAAACGTCGACCGGCGGCTACACCGTAGAGATCTGGCTCACCGGCTACCACTACCCCACCCTCGCGGACCTGCTGACCGAGACCCAGGCCGCGCAGGAGGCCGCCCATAACACTTAATGCCTACCCCCGAGCCCGGGAGAGCTCCAAGGCCCTGTCTGCCAACTTTACCGTCAGGGAATTTGCCTGCCGCAGTAGGTACTGGTGGACGGAGAAGGAAATGTGATGGGAGGTTGATCGCAATAAACAACACATTTTTGACCGCACTTTTCACTTTTTTGAGCCGGTTTTTTGCCGCTTTGGCGGAAGAACAGGCAGAACAGGAGGACACAATGGCATCTGTGACCGAGTGGACGGGAGCACCGCCCTACCGCTACATCGACGTAAGCCGGTATCAGGGCGGCATTACTCTGGAGGGCTGGAAGAAGGTCAAGGCCGCTGGCTATCAGGGCGTCATGCTCAAGACTGTCAGCACAAACCGCAGGCTCTCCAAGCGAGCAGATGGCCTGTACATCGACCCGACCTTTGAAGCAAACTACCGCCATGCAAAGGCGGCAGGTCTGGCAGTGGGCGTGTATTACTACACCTACGCCACCAGCGAGGCAATGGCCGATGCAGAACTTTCCCTGCTGGCTGACGCCCTGCGTGGCAAGACGCTGGAAATGCCTGTGGCAGTGGACGTGGAGGACAACAAATTCAGGGTTCTTGGCAAGCAGGCGTTGACCGACCTGACAGCCTACGCCCTGAAAAAGGTGGAGGACATGGGCTTTTATGCCCAGCTCTATACCTACACCAGCTTTGCTAAGACACGCCTATATATGGGCGGTGCTACCCTCAGCCCCTACGACGTGTGGCTGGCTGACTACACAGGAAAGACGCCTAACGTGACGTTTAACTACAACGCCCACCAGCACACCAGCAAGGGCAGCGTGCCTGGTATTTCCGGCCACGTTGACCTCGATGTGACCACACGCAACTACCCGAAGATCATCTGCAAGAAGGGCCTGACCCGTCTCCGGGAGGGTAAATGACCGAAAAAGAGGCTTTACTGTGGGTGCTGGGCATCCTTGGCAGCCTGTGCGCTGCTACCATCACCATCGACAAGGTGCTGGAAATTATCCACAAGTACATCAAAAAGGCAAAAGCCCCTGACGATGCGCAGAACAAGCGGCTTGACGAGATGGACAAGCGCTTGCAAACGCTAGAAACGGGCTATGCGCAACATTCTTTGGCGCTTGGGCGCGATTTGTCCCGCTTCGGGGAAATCGACGAAGTAAACCGCCTGACGCTTGAAGCCGTTCGTGCCCTGCTGGAAGCACAGCTGACCGGAAACAACGTGCCCGCTATGCAGGCCAGCAAGGAAAAAATTGATAATTACCTCATGGAAGGAGTAACGAAACATGGAAGCAATGCTTAACTTTATCCCCGCACCCATCGCACTGGTACTGATGGCCCTGGGCTTTATCTCTCTGGCCGTAGGTGCAATTCGCCTGGGCTATAAGCAGTACGTCAAGCAGTGGGCCCTGGAACTGGTGACCCTGGCAGAAAAAAGCATCATGGGCAGCGGCCAGGGCGCAAAGAAAAAGAAGCAGGTCTTTGACGCGCTGCGTGCGGCCTGCCCTGCATGGCTGAAGCCTATCATCACGGATGAAGTGCTTGACGCGGTGATTGAAAAGGCCGTGAGCCTGATGAAGAAGGCACTGTCAGAAAAGAAGCCTACCATCAACCAGTAAAGGAGTACTATATGCCTGTACCTATGTGCGGCATTATCGCCGCTTCTGCAAACGCTATGAATCAAGCCCGCAAGCGTGAAAAGATGTGCAACCTGAAAGGCGACAACAAGGAGTATTGCGAATACTGTCTTCGCGGCAAGGCTGGTGAGTGCATCGAAAAGCAGGCGGATAAGGAGTAAAGCATGATCGAGCAAAGCGTATCTCTCGCATCCAATGGCGTCGTCAAAGTGCCGGGCTATGAGCAGCTGGTGCGCTTTGGCTACACCAAGAACCGGGGCGTGTACAGGCTTGCCGTCACCGCTTCCGGCGAGTGGGAAGGGCTGGCTATTCGCTGCTTCTGGCACGTGCCGGACGGCAAAGACCCGGCGTCCACGCTGGTAAAGGACGGCTATGTGGCCGTGCCTGCCAGCGTGACCGCACAGCCCGGCAATGGCTGCATCACATTTGAGGGCAGCGACGGCACCCGCACCGTGACAAGTGCAGACCTGCGGTATCGTGTCAGTGCCAACTCCGGCACGGAGGACGGCACAGAGCCGGAGCCGGGCACCCCAGCGTGGCAGCAGCTGGTGGATGCCGTGCACACCGATGCCACCGCCGCAGAGCAGGCCAAGACCGATGCACAGACGGCCGCCAGTGAAGCGGCCACCAGTGCGGACAATGCAGACCAGAGTGCTCAGGAAGCCGCTGACAGCTTGCAGGCGATCAAGGACGGCATTGCAAACGGTGACTTTAAGGGCGAAAAGGGCGACACTGGCCCCATCGGACCGGTCGGCCCGCAGGGTGAGCAGGGCCCACAAGGCCCCACAGGCGCTGCCGGAGCCACTGGTCCGCAGGGCGAAACTGGCCCTCGTGGTGAGCAGGGGCCTAAAGGTGACCCCGGCCCGGCAGGTGCAGACGGCAAAGATGCCCCGCAAATTGATGACACCACCGTGACCGACTCTGCCCCGTGGAGCAGCAAGCACATCGTGGATATGCTCTGCCCGCCTCTGGAGGAGACCGGGAACCCTGTTGTGTGTTACCCTGTGGTGGAATATCCGCTTGGCTGTAAGGTGAGCTGGGAGCCCGTGCAAGAGGGAAGTGGGACACCCAGCCCCGAAAACATTCGCCCCATCAAGGGACGTGACAGCGTGACGGTTGAGCGGTGCGGGGGGAATGTTATCGAGTTTTTAAGCACATATGATTCCTCTTCAGGCATTAAAATAGCAGTAGACGCAGAAAAAAATATTACGTTAAACGGAACACTTGATGGAAAAGGCAACATCTATATTGGAACGTGTCGGCTGCATTGGGTTGCGGGAAAAAACTACACCATGTACGTCAAAAAGGTGGGCGGAAGTGCCTCTCTTGGAAGCGGTGACGGCATTACTTTTGCCTATTCGCTGTTCACAACGGATTATAATCATTACTTCCGTGGTGATACAAACAGCACAAACTTGGATGCATATATTGCAAGAGACGTTGCGCTGGTAGAAACCGAGCTTATTTTTATGCTGCAATGCTGGCGAGATGGCACAGTATTCAACGACTTCAAATTCCAAATTGAAGTTGTTGAAGGCATCACTGCCCCTACCACCTACTCCCCTTACACCGGCCAAACCACCACCCTTGCACTGCCCACCACCATCTACGGCGGCATGGTGGATGCGGTGAGCGGGAGCTGTGAGAAAGCATGGAACGAAATTACACTTATCGATACATATAGTTGGTACGCATCAACGAACCAATATAGAACTTTTTACTGCGTTAATACAAAAAATATAACACGGACCACCATCGAAAATAGTGAATATGCTAAAAACTGGAAATGCACTCATTTCAAAAGCGAAGCGTATTCTTATACTCAAAGCGGAGACAGGGATAATACAGTGTCTTTTCAGAGCGATAGAGAAACGCTAGCTATTACTTTCCCCGGAACCATAGATGAGCTTAAATCCTACCTCGCCGCCCAGTACGCAGCAGGAACGCCTGTGCAAATTGCTTACAAGCTGGCAACCCCCACCCCCATCACGGCCACAGGCGCACAACCCATCCCCGCTCTGAGCGGCACAAACACGGTCATAACCGATGTAGACAGCGTGACGGTGACCGGCAGGGCGGACCCCATCAAACGCATTACCGACCTTGAGGACGCAGTAGCGTCCATGACCTAAGGAGGACTTACTATGGCAATTAAATCAAAAGCCCGGCACGATTTGACCTTGCGCTCCATTAAGCGGGAAATCGCCGCAGGACGCGATGTTGCGTTCTGGCTGGATAAAGCATATGTGCACTACGACAACGGACTGCTGACCGCAGATGACATCGCAGAGGTGGAGACGCTGGCACAGGCGTATTATGATGCGCTGGATGCTGAGGACAAGGAAGACGCTGAGGAAATCACACAGTAAGGAGGATATCATGGCAAGCACTACATACCGCCATCTCGGTGACGTCACTGGGATGTTCGCCGCACAAGAGCAATTTCGGCACGTCACGAAAATGGTCTGCGCACGTTTTCGTGGCCTCACGAAAACATACCACCTCGGCAATGCCAACAAACTGGTGACAAAATGTCACCGGTTCGCCGTGCTTGGCAATATGGTGCGTAACGCCGGACAGTTGCCGCAGCCTTTCTGGCTCGGTGCTGCCTGTGGCGGCGGCTCGCGTAGTGCTGCCCGCTGCGCTGCAAGGACTTGACCGACAGCAGATGATCGCCGCCATCAAAAGCGCACCGCTTGGGAGGGTAGACCGTAAGATAGCTTTACTGCGGTACGTTGAGCGGCTTCCGCTGCCAGACATTGCAGCACAGACAAATTACAGCCGGACGGCGGTAGGCTACCGGTTGAAAGGCATTTACAAAATGCTGAATGTGTGATACCATAATCTTAATTGGGTGCGATTTCTCACGAAACGCATTGAAGCGGCAGGCTTTCGGGTCTGCCGCTTTTCTTTTTGCACGATTTGTGGTATAATAACATCAACAAATCCACCCGGCCTCTCGAAGAAGCGCATTAGGGTGGATATCTGAACCCGCCAAGCCTCTCAACGATGCGTATCATGGCGGGTCTTTTTGTTTTATTCTCACTAGTTTTGTCGAAAGCATTGCCATATATTGGATTATGTGATATCTTGGCATTGCACTCCAATGTGTGCATCCTTACAGTTAAGCGCTCATGCGGATTTTTCCGTGTGGGCGCTTTTCTTTTTTGTCCTTCGTTGTGCCTTCGTTGTCTTTCGGTTTCTGCCGATGCGATACACTGAGAGCACAAGGAGGGATGTTTTATGAGCTATTATCCGGCACCCGGAGCGCCCTACGTTCCGCAGCAGCCTGTCAATCCTTACGGCGGCATGGGCACTGTTGGTCTTACCACTTCCCTGCCAAACACGCAGATGCAGCAGACACAACCGCAGCGTCCGCAGCCGATGAATGGGCAACAGCCTGTTCAGCAGTCGGCACAAGACGGCGGTTGGCTGCTTGGCAGACCTGTGTCTAGCAGAGAAGAATTTTTGGCGATTCCATCTGATCTGTACGGAAGATGGACGTATTGCCCGGATTTGCGTAGTGGGGTTATCTACTGCAAACGTCTGAACCCAAACACTTGCGAATCTGACGTGTTAGAGTTTTACAGCCCGGAAGCATGGCGGCAGATGCAGGCGCAGCAGGCACAGCAGACCGCTGCACCGACGCAGCAGTATGTGCCTGTTGAAGAGTATAACGCTCTAGTCCACCGGCTGGATGAACTGGAAAAATGGCAGAAGAGCTTTTCCAAGCCCGCTGCCGCAGCGAAGAAAGGAGAATAAGCGATGTCCTCTCCGTTTGACATGATTACTCACAGCCCCATCATGCAACTTGCAAATTTGGCTCGTGCCGGGCAGAACCCGATGGGGCTTATCCAGCAGTTGGGTGGGCAAAGCGCCCCCATCATGCAGGGCTTGAACCTGATTCAGGGCAAAAACGAAGCACAGCTCCGAACTATGGCGCAGAACCTCGCCAAAGAGCGTGGTATCGACCTGAACCAGCTGGCAAGCGTCCTGAATTTGACGCTGCCCCGATAACGCATCCCTCTAAGCGAAACGCTTCTCAGTTTTGCGGACTTGACAAAAACCGCATTTGTTTGGCTTCGCCCATCGCACACGGCGTTGGGATAGCATAACGCAAAACTGAAAGGAGTTTTGTTATGGACGATTTTGCAACTGGCTATCTGGCTGGGCAGGACGGCGGCAATAACAACGGCGGATTCTTCGGCAACGAAGGTCTGTGGGCAGTTATCATCCTCGCCATCATCTTCGGCTGGGGCACTAACGGCTATGGCCGGAACGGCGGGGACAACGGCATGAACGCCTACATCCCCTATCTGGTCGGCACTGGCGCAACTGGTCAGGGCGGTGCAGACACTCGTGCGGCTCTGTCTGAGGGCTTCTACCAGCAGGATACCTCCCGCTCTCTGGCTGGCATCCAGAGCGGTATCTGCTCTCTGGGCTATGACCAGCTGGCACAGATGAACGGCGTCAACGCCAACATCGCAAACGGCTTTGCAGGCGTGAACAGCGCCATCTGTCAGCTTGGCTACCAGAACGCACAGCTGGTGAACGGACTGGAACGTAGCGTGTCCAACGGTGACAACGCCATCAGCCTTGCCATCATGCAGGAGGGCAACGCTCGGCAGGCTGGTCAGACCGCACTTGCCACGCAGCTGGCATCTTGCTGCTGCGAGAACAAGCAGCTCATCGGCGACCTGAAGTACACCATTGCACAGCAGGACTGCGCTACCCGTCAGGCTATCGCAGACAATGCCCGCGCCATCGTGGACAACTGCAACGCCAACTTCCGCAGCATGATGGACTACTTCACGCAGGATAAGATTGCTACTCTGACCGCCGAGAACCAGAGCCTGAAGTTCGCCGCTTCTCAGGATCGTCAGAATGCGCTTCTGACCACCGTGATGTCCCAGCAGACCGATACCATCCTGAACCGGGTCAATCCTCGCCCGATTCCCGCTTATCAGGTGGCAAACCCCAACTTGGGCGTGAACTGCTGCGGCTGCTGCTAACCAACACACTCCCCGATAACACCGGGTGAACCATCGGGGCAGGGGTAAAACACCTCTGCCCCTGATTTTTTAGGAGGAAAACATTATGGCTTGCAAAACAAGCTGCAAACTCTGCCCCCATCTGGTCTTGAGCCAGTCGGTGACGTTCGCCAATGACACGCTGACCATCAACATCCCTGCTGGCGCATACCAGAACGGAGAGAAGTATTGCATTGTGGTTGCTCAGAGCATCCCGGACACGACCACCATCAACGCCCCTGTTGTCATCACCATTGGCGCAGGTACTACCGCATATCCTCTGACCGACTGCAACTGCGCTCAGGCAACCGCAGAAAGCATTCACACTCGCACCCGCTACGCTACCCGCGTGGCAACGTCCGCTACCGGCACCGGCACGTTCAAGTATCTTGGCTGCTTCTGCCGTTCTCACGCCGGTGCGCCCGCGTCCATTTCTTAAGGAGGTGTAGATTATGGGCAAGACTAATTTTCGCCGCATGATGATGCTCCGTGAACACGACAAAAACCGTGAGCCGGAACGTGACCGCCTTGAGGAAGAGCGTGACCGCAGGGAGCGTGAGATGGAACGCCGTCTGCGTAAGCTGGAAGGCGGCAACGACCGCTACCCCTACTATCCACAGGAGGAAAACCGCTACATCGATCCTTACCCTATTCCCCGCTATCCTGACGTAGAGAATGGGCGCAGAATGCCGCAAATCGGCTTCTCGCAGAACGTTGACTTGGATAAACGGTCTGGTCAGTATGAACGTGGCGGTGCGGACAGCCGTTCGATCAGGATGCCCCGTCAGCACCTCACCCACGATGAAGCGGAGGAATGGTGCGACAGCATGGTGAATGCTGACGGCACGAAGGGCTGCCACTGGACGCTGGAACAGACGCAGGACGTTGCCAAACAGCGCAATATCAACTGTGACCCGAACGATTTCTGGGCTGTTATGAACATGATGCACTCGGATTATTGTCAGGTCGCAAAGCGTCAGTCCGTTGACACTCCGGGCTTCTACGCTGACATGGCAAAGGCGTTCCTTGAGGACGCAGATGCCGCAGATGGCAAGGCATATCTCTACTGGGATTGCATTGCCGATAAGTAAAACAAAACCCCTGTGCGGTCATTGTGACTACACAGGGGTTTACTATTGAAAAAGCTAGGTTGGGTGACGATTCCCACATCTCCTAACGATGGGTGATAGCTGCCTGTTCTATTCTCTAGCTTTCTTCTGGATTATCCTAAGTCAATCTGGTCTTTCGATGCTGCAACGGACAGGTTATAGATGTACTCACCTGCCGTGAATCCATGCTTGCGGGCTTCTCTCGTAACGAACGTCCGCTCGCTGTCGCTCATAAGGATTGTGATTCGCTTGCTACGTTTGCCGTCACCCTTTTGCCCCTGATGGGAAGTGTAAGGCTGAATCTCCATCGTGCGCTTTGCATCGCTGACGGACAGGTTGGTAAGAGCAATCATAATCTGCTGGTTCTGCTGAACGATTGCTTGCAGAACTTCCGTGTTCTTCATCAGCACTTGCAAGATTGCATCGTTCTGCGTGTCGGGCTTGTTCTCCTGCGGAGCAAGGCTGTAATAGCCATCCTTTCGGAGAGACGGAAGAACATCATCGAACACCCAACTCTCAAACTTTTCTGCACCGGGCAATTTGCTGTGGGTGATAAGACGGTAAACGTCACCTTCTGGGATGAAAGCGATTGCTTGGACTCCTCCCTGTGTAGGGGCGTCGCGTTTCACGACACCCCTGCAATGGCGGGAAATTGCATCTCTCGGATTGCTATATCCCAACGCCTTTGCCACGTCAGAAGCACAGAAAAGAATCTTACCATCTTCTTCAATTGTGCGAAGCTGACCAAAGGCCTTACTCTTAAAAACGTGGAGTGCGTTACATCTCTTGTTATCCATCATATCCTCCATATTTAACTGTTTGGCATCTTCCATGCCGACCTCATACGCCTTGTAAGTGATTCGAGATAATGCTTCTGCAATCTCATAATCATCCTTGTTGAGCGGACGGCCGTTGCTGTTTTGCTTGAAATTTTCGAGAATCTCTTCTTTCGTTGCTGGAATGTTCATTGGCTTTACCACAAAATATTGTTTGTAATACAACCATGAAGATGATATAATGGATTTATCATCCATAGTTGTATGGAGTGTAATCCCTTAAACTGTCTGAGACCGCCAAGTTACGAACAGTTTAGGGGATTTTTTATTGCTCAAGTTCTTTATCTATCATCTCGTTAAGCCATTTGGTCTTTGTTTTCCCTTGTTCCTTTAACTTTGCCGTTAAAGCATCGAGCTTCTCTCTCGGAATTGGAACACTGAACTGACCGATGGTTTCACGACGCTTTCGATAATACTCTGCGCTACTTTTAGCCAACTCAATCCCTCCTTTGTTGGCTAGCAATAATAGTATAACACTTGCTAGCATGAATGTCAATAGGACGAAAACGACACGCATTTTAACGTCAATTCGTTATAAAATGCGTGTTTTTTATTTGCTGTTCAATCTTCAAGAAAATCCTCCAATTCAATCTTCCCATCTGCCGCAGCAACCGCCAGAGCGTACACGAACTGTCCAATCGTCATTCCGTGCCGTCTGGCTTCACGGTTTATGTACTTGCGCTCTTCCTCGCTCATAAGGATGGTAATGCGCTTTGAACGCTTGCCATCACCACTTGCAACGCCTTGATGCGATTCCGGCATCGGAATTTTTTTCTTTGTCAAGCCAGCTTCGGCTAGTGCGCCGAGCACATCGCCTTGTTCGATAAGACGTTGAACTTCTTTCGCCAGTTTCAGCTTCTTTGACTTACTTTCGCCTACTACGGCATTGTTCGGCTGCGTTTTGCTGTCTTTGGCTTGCTTCGGCTTAATACTGCTTAACTGTGCTTCATCAGGTTGTGCTTGGCTGTCTGTGGCTTCACTGGGCTTAATCAACGCTTGTTCGGCTTCGTTCGGCTTTGCTTGGCTTACTTCTTCTTCCTTTGGCTCACTTCGGCTTAATGTCTGTTCCGAAAAAATAGGCTGAAAATCAAAGCCGCCAAGCAGACCTGATGATTTTTTGCTGGTTGATTTCATTCCTCTTCCTCCCAATCTTCATCAAGGTCAGGAACGGTCGGCAACGGCATCCAGTGAGTTATATTATGCGGCTTTCCGCTTTTGTCCCGCCATTCCTTAAAATCTTCTTCATAACCTACAATTTCTACATCGTATTCGTCTTTGCTAAACCCGATAACGTATGGGTTTAGTTCATCTGGCATTTTATCTTCTGATTTTGCCCATTGATTATTTGCAAGTTCTTTCTGCCACTTTTTGCAATACTTTTCAGCTAGATACCACTGAGAATGAAACGCCATTTCTTTCTCTTTATCGGAAAGGTCATTAAATGAAAAATCAAAATTGATAATGTAGACTTGCTCCGTGTCATCAGAACAAGTTGCATTCAAAAGATGCGGACAAAAATCACTCATTTTTTTCTCCTTCTGCAATCATCTTCGCCAACGCCTTGAAATCCTCTGCGCTGGTACTCTTTGCCGTGTCGCCACTAAACAGGCTGTGACGTTCTGCCTGAGCCTTTCGAACGCCCATAGACGGTCTAATCTTCACATCCAGAAGGGTTGTCCCCATGCTCTGTGCAATCACAGGAAGCTGCTCCACAACCTCTTTGGACAGGTTCTCTCTGCTCTTGTACTGGTTCAGAAGCAGACCTTCAATCTTCAAAGTCGGGTTGAAGTATCTGCGAACATCACCGATGGTCTGCGAAAGCTGGCTCAAACCAGCCAGTGCGTAACGGTCTGCTGTGATGGGCACGATAATGCTGTTGGCTGCGATCAGTGCGTTCACAAGCGCAAGTCCAAGCTGCGGGGGAGTGTCCAGCACAATGTAATCATACTGCTCAGACACGCTTTCAAGGGCTTCCCGCAGCCGGAAGTTCTTACCCATGTCACGGACAAGCTGCTCATCAATGTCCTTCAATGCGTTATCGGACGGAAGAATGTCACCGGCTTCACAGTGCTGGATTCCTTCTTCGACCGTGCCTTGCCGGGTCATCACATCAAACAGGGTGCATACGTCCGCTGTCTGCGCGCCGTAGGTGTCCGTTGCGTTGCACTGGGCATCGCAGTCCACCAGCAAAACTTTCTTGCCAAGCAACTGTAACGCACCAGCCAGACAGGTGCTTGTTGTGGTCTTTCCTGTGCCGCCCTTCTGGTTGGCGACCGCTATAATTTTTGCCATTTTATCACTCTTTCTTTATTTCAAATAATATTTGGGGGCATCTTTCATGAGGAGCAAAACTATATTTCCAAACCGTCTATGTGCTTCTTCAAGAATCTTGTCTTCTAAAACTCTTATATTTTGGCAACCAGATTCTACTGAAAATTCATAAAGAATTGACTTTATCGGCAATCTCCCTTCTTTTTCTCTCCATTCATAAATTTCGTTACATAAAGATATTATTTTGTCGCTATCCTGCTGCTTTATATAAGTCTCCACTGCCCCTATGGTCATGTTTATCTCCTTTCTACTTTTTCTACCTATTCTGCTTAATGCGCTACATCTGACTACTTTTGCAACGCTTCAATGGAATAGAACGCTGGCATATATTTGTCCACAACGCCAGCCTTGTCCACGCTTCTAATCAGATAGCCAACAGGTCTGTCCGGGAACGGAGACCTATCCAAAGACAAAATGTCCTTATATGCAGCCTTTACCGTGTCATAGACCGCTTCTCTGCGTCTCGGTAGCTTGATTTCAGGATGCTCTTTCTTCATCCACTTCTCAACTACCTTTGCCACGTCAATGCAGTCCTGCTTTTCCAGTTCGTCACACACAGACCAGTCGAAATCCTCATATCCGCTTCTGCGGGGCTTTCTGACGGCTTTTTGAGGTTCGGCCAGCACTTCGCTCGCCTGTGCTTCAATCAACGTCTCAGACGCTTTAATTTTTGGCTTAAACTTGACTGCCACAGCTTTTCGTGCTACAAGGACTGGCTCGTAAGTCACAACAATGTCAGACACGGCATTGATTTCATCTACCGCAACATCAAGCACTCGCTTGCGAAGGTTCTTGTAAACATCGTAGCTGGCTTCCATTGCGCCAAGCTGTTCTCTCAGTTTCTTCAGACTGATTTCATGCGGTTTATTGTCCATATTCAACCAGTCCCGAAGAATCGAATAGAGCAAGATGCTGTATTGTGACTTCATCCGTGACGTGTAGCGCAGACGATATCGAACATATCCGCTTTCAGCAATGTCAAAAAAGATAGAGCGCAGGTCAGGGTTGCAGGTGATTGCCACGACGTAAGACCTTGTTTCAGGCACATAGTCCAGTTTCGCCCTCGTGAATAAAACAAAACTTTCAAACGTGCCTTTCTCCTTGTCAATAGGAATTGAAACCGTATTGCCCAAAAAATGCTTAATCTGCGGCTCAATCCTTCGTGCATCAAGGCTTTTCAGTCCAAGAAGATCCCTGTATTCCGCCAAAGTGAACTCTACACGGCTACTGCTTGGGTCTCTCGGATTTATCCTTGACAAGTAAACCTCTAGCAGACGAAGTTCTCCTGCGGTGTAGTCCCTAAACTTTGCCCACACAAGGGACTTGCTTTTCTCAACAAGGTTATTGTCTGATATTTTTGGCATCTGCTCACTTCCTTTAATGGTCTGAAAACAGTATATCACAAATAGGGGGACGTGTCAACAACTTTCGTCCCCCATGACTTGTCTTTTTGTCCCCCATATCCTCGTCATTTTGTCCCCCATGACTTGTCAAAACGTCCCCCATGCTTTGTCATTTCGTCCCCCGTCTACCTATTATATATTAAACAAGAAATAAACAAGAGATTAAATATCATCGTTAAATAGTCGATGACGATAATTTTCAACAATTTCTTTATTTTCCCATTCCAGTTTGTGGATAACTGAACTCTGCATTTGCTAAATAAGACTGTAGCCGGAGAAAATCCGTACATCGTTAGTCACATTAAACGCGGACGGATTGTGGATAGGTGTACAAAAAGTGGATGGAAAGGTATACCCAATCTGCACGATGGGGGACGGATTGACAAGTTGCTCAATCGCAAACAGCAGAATAACGTTAATTCGTTATTTATTCCACGCGAATGTTGTCGATTTACAGCCTATGGGGGACGAATTGACAAGGCGAATTCGCCCAATAGGTGTACAAAAAGTGGATGAACGTGGACAAAATGTTCTTCAAAAACTGCGATAATTCGACAATCATCCACTTATATTATTTGGATTCACGGTATAGGAATCATTGGACTTCATAGCAGCTTCCGTTCCAGCATCCTGCGCCTGATAAAGAATTTCCATCTTTGGGGCAGTTCCGTTCGGGTCTGGGTCTGTTCCGGTAGCCTGCGCTATCTCATAGCTACCAGACACCATCCGGCAGACAGCAACCCTGTCTTTCAACGGCGTGTGGAGGTTTGCCAGAATCTCCGTCAGCACGCCGATGTGGTCTGAACCGTGATCTCCGTACCGGATGTACAGCAAGGCATCTATCTCATAGGAGGAACACTCCATCATGGCATCTATGAGAATCCGCCGTTTCTCCAAATCGGAAAGGCCGTCCTCAAGGTGTTCAAGTAGCCCCGGATGAATGCAAGCGTCCATATATCGAGCCACCGATACGCCGCAGCAGGTGAACCAGCGCATAGCCATCGGAAGGGAAATAGCTGCCAGACCTTGCTCCCAATTTGCTATCGTGCCACGATTCACGCCCATTTTTGCCGCCAATTTCTGCTGGCTCAAGCCGGAACGCATTCGAGCTATCTCCAATGCTTTGGCTGTTCTTACTAAATACTCATCCATAAATTCTCACCCTTTCAACAAAATCCGGCAAAACTGCCGGGTTCGACAAGCCAAAAAATGGAAAAAGCTGCTATGGAGAACCAACAGCAGCCTGTGTTATAACTGTACCATCGAAAAAACAATCAAAACAGGAGGTAACAACATGATTATCATTGACGGTATGCCTGCATCTGAACCGACCAAAAGCGGAACACCGAAACCATGGGAGGAAAGCTAATGAACCGAACCGTAGATGATCTGATTGTCCCATACGCTCGCAGACGGACGCTGGAGCTTGTCCTGAGCCTTTCTGGGTACGAAGCTGATAAAGATGCTTACCTCGAAGCAAAAGGCATTCTGGAACGCGCCGTAGCCGCTTTAGACGATGGGCGCGACCCGGCAGATAACATCGAACGCATTGACGGACAGCTTGTAGAGCTGTGATTGGAGGAAAGATGGACTTTACAAACGGATTCTATAAAACCGAAAACCCTGTTGTTCTTGAAGAAGTGAAAACCTTCCTCCAGTCAATGGAACGGCGTGGAGCAACCGTAAAAGACTTAGACGATGCCATTGTGCAGCTAAACAATGTTTCGCACAGCATCAGCACAAACGCTCTCGTCAAAGCAGATGTGCTGGACGATTTACCGGATAACCCCTTTCGTTCCATGCTCAACGGAATGTTACAAAGCAAAGGGTAACTTAAACTTAATGTGGCTCTTAATCATTGTCATCGCAATTTTTGGCTTCCCTGATGTGAAGTAATGGATGTAAAGAAAACGTTCAATTTTTACGAAGTTGTTAAAAACACATTGACTTGACAACTGAAAGGTGTATAATCATATCAAATGAACGTCCGTACTTACCGATCGGGAGGATATGCCACAATGAGTGAACAGGAAAGAGCCAAAATTGACCGATTTATTGCATGGCTGCTGGAACATCCTGAAAAGATTCCAGCAACGGAACAAGCACTAGACCTAGAGTAACAGAAAACCCCTTGCACAGAGCTACACCAGCCCGGCACAAGGGGTTCTTTTATTTTACCGGGCATGAACGTCACATCTTCTCGATCAGGTTCATCAGCGCTTCACGCTGTTCCTTCGGCATAGATTCAAGTTTTCTCCTAATCCGCTCCACTGCTGCATCGACTTCACTTTGCGGCCGCTGGGGCGGGTTTTCTTTTTGGTTGCCAGTAAGAAGGTAGTCCACAGTAACACCAAAGTATTGTGCTAATCTTGAAGCGTTATCGGAAGACGGCTTTGGGTCTTCGCCTTGTTCATACTTCTTTTTCCAGTAAGACCAAGACGATTTCGGCAGTCCAGCATCAATAACGGCTTTTGTCGGGGCAACATTCTTTGAATCGCATAATGCGAGGAAGTTGTCAAAAAACATATACTCAACCTTCTGTTCTTGTGCAAATTGCCGAAGTTCAACAAATTGAGCATAAGCCCTTGTAATGTTCAAAGAATTGTGCTTTAATAGTGCTATCAGGTTCAAGAAATTGGGCACAATTCCAATCGAATACAAGAGCAATGATTAAATGTTTGAACTTTGTTGACAACATTATATTATCACACTTTTAGTCTTTGTTCAAGTATTTGTACAAAGAAAGGGGAGAGAAAATTTGCGTCCAGAGTGGACGGGGGATGTTATTGGAAAACTTCATGTTCATGGGCTGTCTATTAAAGAACTTGCTGAGAGCATGGGGTACTCGCATGAATACCTGAGCGTCATTCTCAACGGCAAACGAGAGCCTACTGGCATCAGAGAAAAGGTTGAAGATGCGGTAAACAAATTGATTGAGCAGAGAAAGGAAAGTGAAAATGGCAAACATTCAAGTTTTTGAATATCAGAACAACAAGGTTCGCACGGTCGATGTGGACGGCGAAGCGTGGTTCGTTTTGAAAGACGTATGCGCTGTGCTTGGCATTAACAATAACCGTATGGCTGCTGACCGATTGGATGATGACGAAAAGGGTGTCAGTCTGATTGACACCCTTGGAGGCAAACAGGAAATGGTAATTGTCAACGAAAGTGGTTTGTACCACGTCATCCTCCGCAGCGACAAGCCGGAAGCGGCACCGTTCCGCAGATGGGTCACAAACGATGTGCTTCCTGCCATTCGCAAGACTGGAAGCTACAACGCGCCGCAGCTCACTCGCTCGCAACTTCTTGCAACTGCACTGATCGCAGCGCATGAGGAACTGGAGGAGAAGGACAAGCGGATTGCAGAGCTGACACCGGATGCGGAGTTCGCTCGAGCTGTGTGCATTGCGGACAACTGCCGGACGGCCACCAGCATTGCGAAGGACTACGGTCTGACTGCTGAAAAGCTGAACAAGCTGCTTTACAGCCAGCGAGTCCAGTACAAAGACAGCGACGGTCAGTGGGTACTGTACAAACCCTATCAGGGCAAGGGCTACACCAAGAATCGAAAAGGCAAAGCCATTCAGCGCTCCAACGGCAAGACTTATATCCCGAACACAACGGTTTGGACGGTCGAGGGTGAAAAGCTCATCCATGAGCAGCTTAAGAAGCTGGGCATCACGCCGAGAATCGAGACCAGGGCTGTTGCAGAACAGCAAGATTTCGGAGGATGGGAGGGCTGAACATGGAACAGATTATCACCTTAAAGGTAGACCTTGAGTACCCAGACGAAGCACACCACGCCATTGACGAGGCGGCAAAGGCCTACGAAGCGGACAAGCTGAAGTGGACAGAAGAGGAGATTACTGAAGCAAAGCGCCTGGCGATGAAAATTATGACGAAGCTGTGCTTGGATGGGTACAGCATCAGTTGGAGCGATACTAGAAAATCGTTAGGATATATTTCAATCTACGTGCTGGTTATTTCCGAAGATGACAAAGATTCGGACTGCGCTTGTACGATAAGCCAAAGCAAATGGAACATCTGGATTGCCAAGTGCGTCTGCCTGTGCCGGGCTACCGGTAGGAATGTGCCTGCGTTCATTACCAAAAAGGCTGGTGAGTGCTGGTGATGGAATTTCACAAAGCGCAAAGCCACAAGCGTAGACTAAAGCTGGCAATGGCTTCTGGCGTGTCAAGAAACGATGCCAACAAAGTGCTGTGGATGGAGAAATCCATCAACCAGTGCTTTGAACGTCACAATCTGGAAGCCAGACTGGAAGCCAGACTGAAAGAGGAGATGCGGCGTGGAAGAAAAGTACTGTGAGCGCTGCGGTTTGTATCTTGGCGTGGTCAGACCGACAAGAAAGTACTGTTCAGAATGCAAGCGCAAGGTTGACAGAGAGCGTGACAGGAAGCGCAAGAAGGCAGCGCACAAACTGGAAAAGACGTTTCCGTCCATCGGAGAAGTACAAGCCCTTGCGGACAAACTAGGCAAGCACTACGGAGAGGTGTCGCAGATGCTTGCAACAGGGGAGTTGATCTATGAACGGTAGATATTACGGAAAGCGGGAAATCCGCTGGCACAGCCGGGAGAAAGACCGGCTGGAACATATCGAGAAAGAAAGAGTGAACAAAAATGAAAAAAATCAAAGTAAGAATCACATTCATCGAAGCGGTTCTCGGAACTTGGCCTAGCAACCAGAACATCGCGCGAGAGTTCATCGCCAGCAAGTCCCCTGATGCAAACACGATCGAGGATGAGGTGGCAGCTCTGGGCGCTGATGCCGTAGCAGACAAGGGCATGACCGTATTTCCTCGCAACGAGAACGGCGAACCCATCCTGTATGACTATCAGATCAAGGGCTTCTTCAAGGATTCCTGCGGTATGCTTTCCCGCATTGGCGGAAAAACCGAAACTGGCAAGAAGAAAGCCGTGAACGAAAGCGGCAAGCTGACGGCCTACAAGAAGGTTATTGATGGCCTGATTTTTGTTCAGCCCCGCATGATTCCCATTCATGTGAACGGCGAGATTACCGAGTGTCAGCGCCCGCTGCGCGCCCAGACGGCGCAGGGCGAGCGGGTGAGCCTCGCCAACAGCGAGCAGATTCCAGCTGGTTCGACCTGCGAGTTTGAAATCGTTCTTCTGGACGATTCTCACGAGAAGATCGTGCGTGAGTGGTTGGACTACGGTGCTCTGCGTGGCATCGGCCAGTGGCGCAACAGCGGAAAAGGCCGCTATACCTACGAAATCCTCAATTAACCGCTATGGCAGGGTAGGGCTGTGATGCACTCGGCATGGAACGGCAACGGCATAGTGACGATTGGCTCAGAAATGCTAAGGCAATGCCTAGAGACGAAGCGACTTGAGCGGCAATGGCATAGCATTGAGACGATAGGCGAGGCGCGGCAATGGCATAGCGAAGTAAGGCTCAGACGAGCAATGGAATGGCAAGGAAAAGCTTGGAAAAGCAATGGCTATGGATGCAAGGCGTAGCTTTGATAAGCAACGGCAAAGCGAAGCATCGACGCGAGCAGCGGGGGCGTTGAGAGGCAGTGCATCGCAAAGGCTAAGAGATGCAATGAGTGGAATTGATAAGCAAAGGAAAGGCAGCGCAGAACATAGCGAAGGAACTGCACAGACCAGACGTGCTGGGCAAAGGAATTGCGTAGATAGGTGTTGCAGCGGCAAAGCATGGCATAGACGTGTTCTGCAATGGCGAAAAATAAACGAAAGGGGATAGAAATGAAAGTACTTGTAGAAATTATTTTGATGTGGAGTGCTGCTCTTGCAGTAGTGTTGGCAGCATTCCTTTTGAACCTGTGGCTTGTGCACCTCGTTGAATTGCTGGTCGGCGCAAAAAGCACATGGGGAATCATCGCAGCGGCCGCCGTAATGGCAACTGGTTGGATTTTTAATTTTTGAAGCAAAAAGGAGAACTAATGAAAACTTTGAAAGGAATGGAACTGTCCATCTTTGGCCTGGTCGCTGCGATCGCAGCAGTTGGCTGCGGCGATACGATTCAAAGATGCCAGACCACAGCGCAGATGTTTGGCTGGGTGATCGTATCATGTGGGCTTCTCGCAACGGCTGTTGTCTTATGTGCGCTTGCAGTCAGCGCAGAAGAGGACGAACGCAGCGAGCAAGAATGCCGCAAAATCAATCGTGTAGTCCATCACATCAACGAGTGGAGGGATGTGCAATGAAATGCCCGATATGCGGTAGCGACAACATTACAACGGTTGACAGCCGGTCTGACCACGACAGCATCGTTCGCAGAAAAAAGTGCCTTGTCTGTAACCACCGGTGGTCGACCATCGAGATTGACAAAGACCAGTGGTACAGTGCGTTGCAAATCAAAGAGGAACGCAAGAAAGGGAGACCAAAAGATGATTAACCTTGATAGATTCGGTGGCGTGACTGAGCCGGAAGACGGCGTGTATTTTCTAACCCGTGAGCAGGAAGCAGAATCCAAAGAAGCTGACCGGCTGGCTGAGATTGAGGACTTGCAGTCTGAAATTGACGACAGGGAAGCAGAGCTGAAAGACCTCCGTGCACAGTTGGCAGAACTGATGACTGGTTGATTTTGTACAGCCGTATTAAGCCAAAGTAATAACAATGAAGCCTAATGAAGCCGAAGAAAGGAACCGTATGGACAACAGCAAAATCCATGAAGCTTTGATGGCTGTTCAGTCAGAGCTGAAAGCCCCAAAGGGGCAGATGAACAAGTTCGGTGGATACAAGTACCGCTCGTGCGAGGACATTCTCGAAGCGGTCAAGCCCATCTTGAAAGCGCATAGCCTTGTGCTACGGCTTTCTGACAAGCCTGTTATCGTTGATAGCTGGCATTATATCGAAGCCACTGCAACGGTTGAATCGCAGGATGGAGCCACCTATACGGTGACTGCATACGCTCGTGAGCCTGAATTTAAGAAGGGCATGGACGATTCACAGATTACCGGCACTGCAAGCAGCTACGCTAGAAAGTACGCTCTGAACGGTCTGTTCTGCATTGACGATACAAAAGACGCTGACACGGATGAGTACCAGAAGCAGACCGCAAGCAGGGCAAGCAAGCCTGCGCAAAAGCAAGCGGAAGCGGAAACCATCCCCACATGCGCTTGCTGCGGAAAGCAGTTGCAGCCTATTCAGTACAACAACCGCACCGTCACTCCGCTGGAAACTGCAAGAAGCACAAAGAAACGATTTGGGCGCGTCCTGTGTTGGGACTGTGCTCAGAAACAGCCGAAGGAGGGCTAAATAATGCTCAACTCTATTGCAATTCAGGGTCGCCTGGTTCACACGCCAGAAGCTAAGGTCACGAAGTCCGGCAAGGATGTTTGCACGTTCAGCATTGCTTGCGACCGTCAGAGCGGCGGTCAGAAGGAAACCGACTTCTTTAACTGCACCGCATTTGGTAATACGGCTCTGTTCGTTTCTAAGTGGTTTCAGAAGGGCAGCCTGATTCTGGTGACTGGTAGCATCCAGACCAGAAAGTATATCGACAAGCAGGGAAACAACCGCACCACAACGGAAATCATGGCGAACAAGGTTGACTTCTGCGGTGGCAAATCGGACAGCAAGCCCGCTGATCGGGCGCAGGATGCACCACAGAACTGCTCTCAGGGCAACACGGACGACTTCTCTGCGATTGATGACAATTCTGATCTCCCTTTTGACTAACGGTTACGCTACCGGGACAAAAGGCGAACCGCCTACCTTATATAAGAGCTGTGCTATCTGTCTGGACGGGCGTTTGGAAAGATGAAAGTTTTAGTTGCCTGTGAGGAATCGCAGGAAGTCTGCAAAGCATTCCGGGCGAAAGGTCACGAAGCCTATTCCTGCGACCTGATTGAGCCGTCCGGCGGGCATCCAGAATGGCATATTCTTGGTGACTGCCTAAAGGCTATTGAGGGGGGGCAGGTCGTGACTATGGACGGAATCGCGCATGATGTGCCCCACTGGGATATGATTATCGCATTTGTCCCCTGCACAAAGACGAGCAACGCGGGAGCAAGACACCTGTACAAGGGAGGAAAGCTCAATCTTTCCCGGTATTATGAGGGATTGTGCGGCAAGGCGCTTTTTCTTGCCGTGTGGGCGGCAGATTGTGAAAAAGTAGTGATTGAGAATCATACCCCCAGCAAGATTTTTGATTACCCAAAGCCTACGCAGGCAATCCAGCCATACGAGTACGGACATCCGTATAGCAAGAAAACGCTACTGTGGGAGCGTGGTGTACCGCCGCTTCACCCGACAAACATCGTAGAACCTACCGCGACATGGTGCCCGTCCGGCTCCTACTCGCACAAGCACGGTGAGCAGCACAAGGGAATGTTTACCACTGACCGTGCAAAGAACCGGGCAAAAACTTTTACTGGCGTGGCAAAGGCCATGTCCGAACAGTGGGGTTGATAGAATGATTACCTGTTGTCTCAACTGCACATCACGCCACCAAGCTTGCCACGACACTTGCGAAAAGTACAAAGCAGAGAAGAAAGACTTCGAGGAACGCAAGGCATTCGTGTATGAGCTGAATCACAGCCAGAGCGTGTACCACCGTGATTATGAGGACAAGCACCGAGAACGTGGCAAGAAGCGGTTTCTCGGAAGTGAATTTAGAGGTGAACGAGGATGATTTGTAAAGCAAACAATCTTGAGGAAAACACGCTTGAAGTTGTGCTTCCTGTTGGTTCGGACAAAATTTTTGAGAATGTACATCGTGTTTCTGTAAAGACGTGCGATAGCAATTTGGCGAAATTTTTTCCTGAGGAAGCGTTTGGAGCGGAAGCGTGGATAAGAGTTGAGGACGAAAGGCCGGAATACGATAAACCTCTCTTGATTGTGATTGTAAGACCTAACGGAGAATGCTTTAGAGACATCGGATGGCTTGACAGCAAAACAAAGGAATGGAACAGAACATACCAATTAGCCGACGACACGGTTACGCATTGGATGTATCTTCCCGGCTTCCCGGATTTTGAATCATGAACACTGGCAAGCAGTTTGAAGCAGACTTCAAAGCATCCGTCCCATCCGATGCGTGGTGCTACCGTCTAAAAGACAGTGCTGCCACCTACTACGGCGGCAACGAGAACCTGTCCTTTTCCATCGACAACATCTGCGACTTCCTTGTGTACCGATACCCGATGAACCACCTGTTTGAGCTGAAAACCATCGAAACGCCCTCTATCCCTCTGGAAAAGGTGTTCGGTAAGTACGACAAGGCAAAGTGCAAATACCGCAAGGAAAAGCACATCACTGACATGGTGGATGCAATGGGGTACGGCGGTCAGACCGCCCATGTGATAGTCAATTACAGGGCAGTCAACCGCACCTTCGCAATCCCTGCAAACAAGGTTCTAGCGTTCCGTTACAACGAGAGCCGGAAGAGCATCCCGTGGCAGTGGGCAGAGCAAGAGGGAATAGAGGTAAAAGCGAAAAGGCTGCGTGTCCATTGGCGGTATGACGTGGATGGGTTACTAAAGAGATTGGAGAAAGAACATGAGCATGAAATGTGACCGCTGCGGAGAAGTGTTTAATCCTGAACCGCCTGATGAGATGGGAAGGCATAAGCCCAATGCCGTGATTCTGGTTGACAAGAACGTGCATGACGCGTGGGACTACTGGAGTTGCGATTGCTATGATGAACCGTTTCTTTGCCCCTCTTGCATGGCAAAGCTGAACGACTGGCTGAAAGGAGAACAAAAGTGAGCAAGCATCGTTTTATCTGTCTTGTGATTACAATTCTGGCACTGTCACTTACACTGTTATTTACATCCTGTAGTTCGACATCTGTTGATGTTGAAACTAAAACTGAAACTGCTGACCGCCCTTGCTACCATGTTACAGTCTATTCCCCGGAGATCGAACATGCGGGAAACGGCAGCGAACGGCATCCGAAGTATACCATCACCGTGGAGAAATTCGGTGAGCTGCTGCCTGACCCGAAGCTATCTGCTGAGCGTGAGTATCAGCTACTCCGCATCCCTCTGGAAGATGGACACTTTGAGTTGGTGTCCACATCGTTAGTTGAAATTGAATACTACTAAAAGAGGTAAAACGATGCAAAAGAAAGTTTCAGACATTCTGCCCAAGACGGAAATCTTGGCGCAGTTGGCAGAAGAAGCATCCGAACTGGCACAGGCTGCGTTGAAGCTGCGCCGTGCGCTGGATGGTACGAACCCGACACCGAAGAGTGTTGAGGAATGTTTAGAAAATATACAAGAAGAAATGGAGCGTTACGCATTGGATGCCCTTCCTGAACTGCCAAAGGAGGTCTGATACATGGCAACACTCCCGAAGCGTGGTCGTGGCAGACCGCCGCTGACCGAAGCGGAAAAGAAAAAGCGTGAGAAGCGGGCGCAAAAGGCGAAAGAAGAAGCCGCTGCGAAGCGCGAGAAAGAGCGTGAGAAGAAGAAACAACAGATGCTTAACGCACGGAAATCTATCCGCTCGCAGGTGAGTAAAAAGGTGAAAGAACAGCAGGAGTTAGCAATCACGAGGTCTAAGATGTTGAATACAGGCGATTTGCAGTCGAGAATCGGTGATGAAGAGGACAAGAAGGTTATCGGCATGATTGCGGCCAAGTATTTTGGCGACCTTCCGAGCGTGGACATGAACAACCCGATTGAAGTGCAGCAGAGACTCGACTTCTTCTTTGACGCTTGTATCGAAGCTAGAATTTCCCCTGTTGTGGAATGGATTGCGCTGGTGCTGGGCATCGAATGGGTAAGCCTGAAGCAGATTATGGCGGGCAAGCGCCGTGATGATAGCTTGCAGCAGAAATACATCTTGAAGCTGATTCTGCAAATGCAGTCCATGTGGGCATACAACGGTATGTACGGTCAGGAGAACCCGGCAGAGTGGATTTTCCGAGCCAAGAACTATTTTGGTATGCGCGACAACGTGGAAGTCACCGTTGCGCCGCCTGAACAACCGTTAGGAGATGCCCAGAGCGCAGAACAGCTCGCCCAGAAGTACCAGACGGCTTTGCCGAAAGGGATTGACGTGGAGTACAGAGAGGTGACGAAAAATGAAACAACGGTTGGTTGACTTCTCCGACCCGATTCTTTCAACGGTGCTGTTTATCTTGCTTAAAGACCGTACTACCGGCAAAAACATCATATGGGCGACAGAGCCGCCGCCTGAACTAGGCGCAGGCTTTGCGAATGAAATCACGTTAGAACAAATCAAGAAGTGCCCGCCAGTGCCACGAGTTCTCAAGCGTCTGGATGAGCAGAAGCAAAGAACCAAAGCAAAAGCAGAGGTTTTTACTCCTTCTTGGGTCTGCGAAAAGATGATAGACATGGGCGAAGAAAACGGTGCGATGCCCGATATGAAGAAAGAGCCTATCAAGTACATCCATTCGACAGTCCTTGAAATCACCTGCGGAGAAGCACCATTCCTTGTGAACCGATACGACACGGTAACAGGCAAAAAGATTCCAGTACCAAAACGGAAAGGACTATTTGACCGCAAACTGAAATGTGTAAACAACTGGTTTGATTGGAATGTCTGGACATGGCACGATGTGGCAGAGGACGCAGCGACGACTACATACGGCTATGAGTGGCAGGGTGACAGCCTGTTGCTTGCAAGAGCAAATATGCTCCTGACATGGCGAGAAAACTTTAAGTGGCTATTCGGCATAGAGCCTGACGCTGGGAAGGTTCGCAACATGGCTGCTATCATCTCATGGAACGTCTGGCAGATGGATGGTCTAAAAAAGACCGTGCCCGGCACGGATGTTCCGTGCAAAATCAAAGACTGGAAAGCTGACAAAGAAATTCTGTTCAAGGACGTTGGGGAGGATGACTAATGCAAACTGACAGAGGAATCTACCACAAGCGAGTGTGTGACCGCTGCGGAGCAGTTCTGGGCGGCAGGATGATGAACCCTGACGAATACTTCAAGGACTGGGCGTGGCGCAGGGACACAGGCGACCTGTGCCCGGAGTGCTATGAAGAGTATAAGCGAGTGATCGGGCGGTTTAATAGGGGGAAGAGAGGGCAAAGAAGATGAAAAAAGTTTGCGTCTATAAATGCAAGCAATGCGATGCCATCTTAGATTCTGATGGATTTTTAATTTTGCCGGAGAACATTCTCGATGAAGTTTTTGAATCAAAAGAAAAAGGATTTGTCTACAGACCGTCTATCGAGGAACGCAGAACAGGGGGCATAGTTATTCACAGATGCGACCCTGTAACAATTGGTGTCTGCGAGTTAATTGGTTGGAGGAAAATCGGATGAACTTCTACTGCACCACCGAACATTGCTCTTGCATGGGCATCAAGCAGTTCTCCGCTGACAAGGCTATCCGATGCACAGCAGAATCCTGCAAGAACAAATCTGAGCCGTCCTGTGGCTCTTGCAAATGGTACGCGGAGCCGGAGGGCGTGTGTGTGAACGACCAGTCAGAACACGTTGCAGACTTCGTGTGGGACGAACGTGGATGCAAGGAATGGGAGAAAAAAGAGAATGAGTAATCTTGGAAATGCGTTGATTGTGGTTTTAGCTTCTTTTCTGGTTGGAATATTTATATGTGGGATAGCATATCTCATTGAAAAAATTTTGATATGGGATATATTTTTGAACGAAATTTCCGATGAAAAGATAAAGGTTCTTGCGGATGCAATTCTCCACGTTTTTACTTTTTTGACTGGGTTTGTGGTTTTATATACGATGTACAAGGCGGGGGTATAAAAATGAAAGCAGGGGAGAAAATCAGGAAACGCAGGCTTGAACTTGGCATCACGCAGAAAGATGTTGCAAGGATGATTGGAACAACCAATGCGTATGTAAGTGCCGTTGAAAAGCAAAAGCGTAGCGTAAAAAAGGAAACGCGGCTGGCAAAATTCGCAGAAGCCCTTCAATGCAGCGTGAACGATTTGAAGTCGGATGTGCCAAAAGGCATGGTAGACCCAACCAATGACGACTTTGGAGCTGTCTGCAACTGCGCTGTCCGCTACTGCTTGGGCAGACGGTCGTATATGATTAGCCTTGTTTGCGGATACATCACACCGCTTTTACCGAAGCTGACCGACAAGACGCTTGGCTGCTTTGAACGTGACATTGCAGAACGAAAGCGTACAGGTTTCGACTTTGGCGATTCCTGCGACTATGAAACGTGGGATGCGTTTTACAAGGCGGTCTGCAATGAGATTGAAAGGAGAAAGGGCAGTGGAAGTCAGGCCGATTGATGCAAATGCACTTAAACGTTATTTTTCTGATAGGCAGATGAAGTATGTAAGTGTGGATGAAGCTGATTACACATTCAATGCCTTGATGTTTGATATGCTCGGAGACGTAATAACAGCTATTGAAAATGCGCCAACAATCGAGGTAAAGAACAATGGCTAACACCCTTTGGCATCCAGCAAGCGAACCGCCACGAGAGAGAACGCAGTTTTTGTTGCTTGCGACTAAGACAACGTGGCGTGATAAAGATGGAAAAATGTTGCAAGGATTTTCACCGACAGCGTACTTTCTAGGCTGTTACGCAGACGGTAAGTTTTGGGACGATATAGGCGAAAGACTGCCGAAAAATGTAACGGTGACGCATTGGATGGCGTTTCCGATGGTATAGGAGGGCTTATGGAAAACAATATCGTTGTTACGCAAGATATGATTGACGCATTCACGGCAGAAATGCAGGAAGCATACAAAAAGTACGGTGATGATGAAGAAATTGTTCACAGCACAATGGACGGCATCATGTGTGAAACCTTAGAAAAGCTGGGATTTGCAGAAGGTGTGGAAATCTTTGGCGAAGCACCGAAATGGTATGCGTAAGGAGCAGTAAACATGACGAACAAGAAGTTTGGCATCATCGTTATGGACTTGAGCCTTTTCGACTTTGGGCCGAAGCCGCCTTGTGGGTATATTAAGGCAAAACATATCCGTCCAGCGTACGGCAAAGGCGCAAGGCCTGTTAAGGCGCATAAGAGAATCATGAGAACAAGAGAAGGGTTTAGAAAATGACAGAACTCAAGAGATGTCCGTTTTGCGGTGCGAAACCGCCGACTGTAAAAGTGCTTCATCCACTTGACATTAACATGGCTAGTTGGGTGGTCTGCGGAAAATGCGGGGTGAGCACTTCTGTAACATTTGGCAAGGAAAAAGCCATCGAAGCATGGAACAAACGCTACAAAGAGGACTGAGCATGGACAAAAAACGAGACAGCTTTACATTCCAACGATACTACTTTGAAGCCATCTCCACACTCAAAAGTAAAGAGAAGCTGGAACTATACGATGCAATCTGCGCATACGTTTTTGAAGGAAAAGACGCAACTTTGAACTCAAAAAAAGCAGAATCTTGTTTCATTTTGATTAAGCATCTGCTCGATGAAGAATCGAAAAGAAGCGATATTGCGTCAAAAGGATGGTCTACACGAAAGTCGGCACATCCTCATGTCATAAATGAGATGAAGGTCAGCTCATCTATGAGTTCAAAGTCAGATGACGATGAACTCACTATATCAACTGACAGTCAGATGAACGTCAAGACCTTGCCGGAGAGTGCAGTCAAGAAGAAACCTGACATCTTCTCCGACTTTGCTCATGGCGATAAAGCCCTACTGGAATCCCTGCGAGAGTTTGCGCAGATGCGTACAAGAATCAAAAAGCCTATGACAGACCGGGCGAAACAGATGCTCTGCAACAAGCTGGAAAAGTTTGATCGGCATGACTGGAAAGCCATTCTCGACCAGAGCATCTATGCCGGATGGCAGGACATTTACGCATTGAAACAGGATGACCAGTACGAGCAAAGTACGGAGATGGAGTTTCCTAGACTATGACAATGGACATTCAGACGGTATTTATCGGTGCGCTGATGCTCTGCAAGCCAGACGTTGTGGATGAAATCATACCAGACCTTGAACTTGACTTGTTCAGACCTGAGCTGAGAGACGCTTTTGCGGCTGTTCAGGGCTATTGGACGGCTAGGGGTAAGATAGATATAGTCGAGATAAACACGCAGCATCCAGACGTAGCGCAGACGCTCTTAGCGTGTGTGCAAACCTGTGAATCAGAGTGTGTACGAATTGACAGGGAGCAGATGCAGCGTTGGACGCAGCTTATCAGAGAACAAGCTGCACTTACTCGTGTGCAAGGTCTGGCGTTTCAGATGACCAGTGAGCTTACCGACTATTCTGATCTATCAGACATCTACCAGCAGATGGGCGAAGCAATGAGCCTGAAAGCTGAGGAAGAAGATGCGTGGACATACGAGGATGTGCTGAACGACTATGTGCTTCACATGAACGAAAAGCCTGTGTACATCAAGACAGGCCTAGAACGTCTGGATGAAGCGCTGCACATTTCTCCGGGTGATTTCATCATCATCGGCGGCAGACCGTCCGCTGGCAAGACAGCCCTGTCCCTGCAAATAGCAGCAAGCATGGCAAAGCAGGACTACACCGTGTACTATTTCAGCTTGGAAACCAGCAAACGCAAGCTGGGCGCACGCCTGATGGCTAATCAAATATACTGCCCTTTGGACACGGTGAAAAATAAGGCGGTCAGCTTGAATGAGATTGACGGACAGGCAAAGAACATGAAGATGCCTCTATATATCCGTTCCGCTGCCGGAAAGAACGTGACGTGGATGAAGGCTCAGGCTCTCCGTAAAAAAGCTCAAGTCATCTTCGTAGACTATCTTCAACTCATCCACGAAACAGGCGCAAAGGACAGATATGCCGCCATTACAGCCATATCCATTGCCCTGCACGAACTGGCACAGACCACAGGCATTGTCGTTGTGGCACTGGCGCAGCTCAATCGAAACCCATCCAAGCCCGGATCCACGCCTACTAACTCCGACTTGCGAGAGAGCGGACAGATTGAACAGGACGCAGATGCAATCATCCTTCTGTCTGGTGATAACCCCGACAAGTACCTGTTCCGGCTGAGCAAGAACAAGGAAGGTGAGATAGGTGACCTTCCCATCACGTTTAACAAGCAGATTCAACGATTCCAAGAGTATACTTGGATGGACTAATAACATGAAAATTGGATTGATTGACGTAGACGGACACAACTTCCCAAACCTTGCATTGATGCGGATTTCAAGCTATCACAAGGCAAAAGGCGATGATGTTGAATGGTGGTGGAGTGATTTTATCCACTATGACATTGTATACATGAGTAAGATTTTTTCAGACGTGTACAGCCCTGACGTGCCGGAACCCTTGAATGCAAACAAAGTGATTAAAGGCGGCACAGGATACGCAATCCGCACAGTAGACGGCAAAGAAATATTCGATAAATCGAAAGACGTTGATTTGCCGCCTGAAATCGAGAAGTCGTTTCCCGATTACAGCATTTACCCACAGTTTCCATTTGCGGTCAGCATGACAAGCCGGGGATGCCCAAGAGGATGTTCTTTCTGCCATGTTGCAGCAAAAGAGGGAAGATGTGCCGTAAAAGTGGCAAATGTAAGCGACTTTTGGTGTGGCCAGGACGAAATCAAAGTGCTTGACCCGAACATCACAGCTTGCAGAGAGAAGCGTGACCTCATGCAGCAGTACATTGATACCCACGCCAAAATCGACTTCACGCAAGGTCTGGATATTCGCTTGCTGAATCAAGCAGACATTGAGGACATCAACAAGATGCGTATTGGCACGATACATTTTGCGTGGGATAACCCTAACGATGACTTGAAAAGCAAGTTTGAGGACTTTGCAAAGGGATTTCGGCGCAAGTCTAACATTGGCATGGTTTACTGCCTAACGAACTTCAACAGCACGTTGGAACAAGACCTGTATCGCATCTACACACTTCGTGATCTTGGCTACGACCCCTATGTGATGATTTACAACAAGCAATCTGCGCCGAAAGAGATTCGGCACTTGCAAAGATGGTGTAACAACAAAATTATCTTCAAGTCGGTTAAACGATTTGAGGACTACATGGCGTAAAGGAGAACGACTATGGTTCCAAACATGGCTGGCGTTTATGCTAGCGTCCTTGCTAATGTACACAGACTGAATGAGGAAGAACACAAGGAACATGAAGCGAGAGAAGTTAAATATCACAAGGAAAAAGAGTGGGGAGAAATCTGTTACAAAACGTCTCCATGTGAGTGGTGCATGTATTGCAACGATTGCTCAAAAACGAAAATCAAACAGAAATAACGCAAAGGAGAAAACAACTATGAAAAAGATTTTGACTGTATGCGTGTCCGCTCTGGCTGGCATTATGCTGATGACTGGATGTAACAAACAGGTGGTAGACCTAACGTATAGCTACTCATGGGCACAGCTGAAAATGCCTGATGGAACGATTGTTGAGGGTAAGTTGAATAGTTGGAACGATTACGAGGGCGACCAGCTGCAAGTAAAGATTGATGGCGTGACCTATCTGGTTCATTCGTCCAACGTGGTCTTGAGACATTGAAAGCGAATACGGAATCTAAGTGCATGGGCTGTCAGCAATGGCAGCCTTTTGTTTTTGCCAACTCCACGAGAAAGCCTGTTTTAAGGCATTTTAAGTGTTAGACGATAACTTTATCGACTTCATCACGAAAACGCGCCACAGACGCTCGCAGACGGCTCTCCATTGATGCTGACGGTATATCTCAAACTAGACCGTGCAACCAGACCGATGCAGGAGCATGGAGAACGGCTTTTCAGGGTCAGCCGCGAAAGTTATCGGGTCATCCAGAAAAACGCGGCATACAGGCTCCTACACGCCTTTCCCGCGATGATAGTAGCCAGATGGGTGGATGCCAACGATTATTCGTCCAATCGCAGGGCTGATTGAGATGAAAAAACGCTTCGACTATCACTTTCGGAAATGGCTTTCAAATTTTTGTCCCCTTTCCCCCTTGTTTCCTCTTCCCCCCTTTTGTCCCCCTCTTTCCCCTACAACCCCTATTACCCCCTATAATCCCCCTAATATCTTCCGTGCTCCCCCTTTCCCTCCCCGTGTGTTTAGCGCGTCCGCGGGCGTTATATGCGCAGGCGCGCGCGTTGACGGAGCCGGGTGTGCCGCGATAGTTCAAAAGTGAATAAATAACAGTTATGCGAAATTGAAAGCTGGTTCTTTCCCCCTACAACCCTCTATCTCAAAGCTACATCGTTAGCCAGCAAAGCAGACCGTAGGCGAGAGCTGGCGTAAGATTCTGGTTTGCGGATGGTCTGCCACTATTTCACATGGAGAATTAACTTCATTTTGTAGTCGGTTAAATATGTAGAAATGTTGCATGATTGTATGAGCGGTTGATTACAAATTGAAAGCGACTGAACAGCCGGATAGTTTTATTGTATAGTTAAAAGTATTGAGGCATTTGCCGAATGGGTAATCCTAGTTGGCTAGTATGATATGATTATAGTTGTTGGCAATTAAATCGGAGGAGGACAAACCGAATCGGATGGTACTACTATTCTAGCAAAATAATAGTTAAAAAGTTTGAGTAATTATCTGCGACTATTATAATAAGTACGATGGTTAAAGATTTTGATGTAATGCGATGAGGATTAAAATTGACAGGCGTCTTGACACATATTGATTTTTGGGAATGTCTGATGACTTAGCGACTATCGCACTTCTCTTTTCCTAAAAGGCAAACGACTATTCTACACAAAAAATGCACGACTATTTGACGAAGGTTCGCAAGAAAACGCTACGACTATTACTCTACGACTATCAGCGGACTGTTCGTTACTATACTATATATAGGACTTTTAAAAGCTAGTCATCTGACGACTTCACGACTATTTTATCGGAGAAACTACGACTATTGGTTGCGACTATTCCAGCCGGAACGCCACGACTATTGCTGACCTCTATTGGCTATCGGGCGAAAGCCCGAAAAGAGATACGGCGGTAGCCGCCAATGGTTCCGCGCCGCCCATCGCGACACTGTTGCCGGACTGCCCCGCCGGGTGTAGGGTGCCAGCCGGTGCGCCCTGACCGCTGACCCGGTGCCAGACTGCAAGCCGCCGGGCTGAACCTGTACAGGTGGAGACGCTGACCCCTCAGCAGGTGCGCCGGGTGCAGCACTTGCCAGCGATTCACAGGCGGTAGGAGCTAACCGCCGCCGGGCTGGCATGGTCTGTGATATGTTACACTGTCTGGCATGGATCTATAACAGGGGCACACCGCTGCGCCCTTATATACCTTATTATAATAGGGCGGCTGTGCTGAGCTGTACAGCGTCCGGCGTGGCGGTTGTATCTGGTATGCGCTGGAGATGCTACGGCGCTGTGATACGCTCCAGCGTGGCGCAGGTGGTGTATAGTCGGCTTGTGTGGTTACTGTATTGTGTGCGCTGGAATAGGTCAAATCAACGGAAAAGACACTGTAAAGCCCTGTGCGCTGTTTTGCAGCGTGGGCGGTATATTTGCATTGATGGCAGAAAAGCCGTTGTAAACGTTTGTATGGGACTGTATTGCAACCGAACAAAACAAAAGCCCTGCACCCTCAGCAGATGCAAGGCAAAAGAAAAGCCCGGCCACATCGTGACCGGGCTTTGATGGATTTGTAGTAAGGATTAGTAAGCGTAAATTTTTTCTTTTTTGGGGTTTGCGGCATTCCATGCGGTTACGAGCTGCTCCGGAGTAATGTCGTGCCCCGCAATGTGAATGTATGCATCATCCGTCCCGAAAATGTTTACCGTGACAGCAGCGCCGTGGACGATATTTCCCGGCATGTCCATGCACATAATATGCAGGTATAGAGCAAAAAGTTCTTTGTCGCATTCGGCGGTGATTGCTTTTTGAGCGGTCAGATCGCTGTCCGGGGAGCGCTTAATAGTCAGAGGAACGGATGGAGCAATGGGCTCTTTTGCCCACTGCTTTCCGGTGTCATAGATGTGCTGCCAGTGATTATAAATCTTATCAAATGCTTCTTTGGACTTATACGGAGCACGGCGATAAATGGTATCTACCAACTCAGGGCAGGCAGTCTTGACTGCATCACGAACGGAAAAAGTACTGTACATCATAAAAAAACTCACTTTCTGGGGCTTTTGCCCTTTTTCACAGTATATCATATCGCAAGCCCCAAAAACAGGACTTGCAAAAATATTTTTGCCCTTTTGGGCTGGGGCGGGGTTGCTTTACGGTGCAGCCCCGCTAAAGTATCCGGGCGGTATCATTTAGACGCTTTGAACAGCGCCGCAAAGAACCAGAAGAAAAACAGGATGCAGGGAAATATCACTTGTCGCACCCCCTCATACCACACTAAACCGTTTGTAACTGGTTTTGCTGCTACACTCTGCGTATACATCCGGGTGCAACGTCTTGAGTAGCTTGCTATCGAGTCGGACGCTCTGCACGTCCTTATACATCACCTTGCAAGCACCTGCGACAACCTCCGGCATACCGCCCATCATGGTTATAATCTCATCTCGCAGGCTGTCCCGCATCTGTTCCGCTTGCTCTGCCAGCCGCTTATACTCTCGATACTCGTTACATTTTTGCTCTAAATCTGTCATTGTTTTATCCTCCCTCAGCTGTTTAAAATAGCGATCATTACGAGTGCGCCGGATATCATGCCGCCCACGTACCAGAGGGCGTAAATTTGAGTTGCATCAAACATTATATTCTATCTCCTCTTTATAGTAGCTCTCAAGGTTTACCGCCACAGTATAGCGGCACTGGACGTTAAATAGGCGGTTCCATTGGCTGTCGCTGCCAAACTCTTTATTGTATAGCTTTGCTCCCTCAGTAGCTACGTTATACCAGAGGTCAACGGCCTTGTTTGCGTCATAGGTTCCACGCTGGTACTTTTTGCGCAGGTTGTTAATAATGGGTGTTATCATTTGGCGGTACAGATCGCCGTTGTTGGTGGTGTACAGTTCAAGCTCTCTGCTCTCGTCTGTTTCGTGGTAGGTCATACTAGAGGTTCTTTTCATGGTTTTTGTCCTCCTGTTTTGTAACGGTATTCGGTAGGTGTTACGCTTTCTTGCGTCTGATTATATTATACGCTTTCTTGCGTAAATGTCAATAGTTATTTACGCTTTTTTGCGTATTATTTTTAGCGTGCTTGCGTGTCCGCTTGGTCGTGCCCTATCGGACACACTGCCCGCTCTCCAGTGCCCGCCGCCGGTATGATCTGCCCGGGTGCGCTGGGGGCTGTGGTCTTCACCGGCGGGGTATACAGGGAGCGCCGGGGGTGGGGCAGGTGAGTCCCGTCACCACCGAAAAAAATAAAAAAGGCTCAAAAAATCACCCCACCCCCTATTGTCAATCTCAAAATTTCCCGCAAAAATAAAAAGACCCCTACAAAGGGTCTGCGTTCTGTGCTATACTTGCCTTACAAGCCTTGAAAGGGAGGAATCTACAATGGCTAAAAATAAAATGACAACGTGCAAGCACTGTGGTGCAGAGATTGCCGCAAGTGCAAAGGTCTGCCCTCAGTGTGGCGGTAAGAATAAGCCGCCCATCTACAAGCGTTGGTGGTTCATCGCTATTATCGTACTGGTTGTTCTGTCTGCCATTGGCGGCTCTGGTAGCGGCTCTGACAGCTCTGCAAGTAGCAGTAAAGCAACGTCTAAGGCGAGCGCATCCACCGCTTCTTCTGTTGCATCTGTTGTTCCTGAAATCAGCGAGGACGATTACAAGGCAGAGTGCCAGACTGTGGACTACAAGGAGCTGTGCCGTTATCCTGAAAAGTATGAGGGAACCAAGATTGTTGTCAAGGTAAAGGTCTCGCAGATTATTGACGCAAACTTCTCCGGCAGCGAAAAAGCATGGAGAACTTACACGGACAACAGCGGATACGGATTCTATGCCGATGACGAGTATTATATGCTGGATAAGCGTGGTGGCGATGCCGTGAAGATTCTGGAAGATGACATTATCAACGTCTACGGTGAGTTCACCGGGCTTGAGAAAATCACCAGAGCATTGACCAGCACTACCGATGAACTGCCCCGTATTGAAGTCAAGTACGCAGACCTTGTAGAGGAATAAACGCATAACACAAAAAGCCAGCGGCTAGATGTTCTCTAACCACTGGCTTTTCTTATAGACTGTTTACTTCACGATTTTATCGTGATAGGGATGGTACTCAACATTGGGCAAGGGCATCCAATACTTCACATCGTGCATGATGCACTTGTTGCCCCGGAGCAGAACCGGCTCGATCTCGCCGTTTTCGTCCGGTTCAAAGGAAAGCTGACCGCTATCGACAACCTTTCCGTCACAAGCGATAACAGGCTCGTGGACGCACTCGCCGTAGTCAACGGTGCGCCAGAGTTTCAGCATGGTCTCGAAAGCGTAGTTGAGGTATTCCCCCATATTCTGAATCTTATCTGCGGTAAGCATAGTTGTTCTCCTTTCACATGGGCATCTGGGTCTGGCCGTTTGTGACCTGAACCAACATAACAGAGTTTGCGCACGGTCTCCACTTCTTGATGTACTCGACAGCTTCATCGAACCGCTTCTTCGGCACGTTATTTCTGCTGTTCACGTTGAACCAGTCCTGAATGTCCCGGTTGCATTCCATGAACAGCTTCTGAGAGACACTACGGCTTTTGTATGCCGGGCTGTCCATGCCACCAAGAGCGTTGATAACTACCGTGTTCACGACACGCTTCAACACGCGCTGCTGATTGTAGTCGATGGTCATAGTGTTCTCAAGAGCGGAAATGCGCTGCTCCTGTTTCATGGTGCGCTGGTCAATCACAAGGATTGCTTGCAGCTCCTTAGAAAGCCCTGCGAACTGGTTGACTGCTGCGTTCTTCTCAAGGTCGATCAGCTTCTGGCGAATTTCCATGCCCTCAGGTGTCCGCTGAATCATTGCAATGTGCTTTGCCATGTCCAGCTTGATGATGTGGTCGATTTGAACCTGTGGCATTTTACGCCCATCTTCACGGTGAACATTTTTGTTCTCCGTGAAATAGTCCGTGCCATCGACAAACCCGTATTCCACCATACGGGGAAACCAGATGTGATAAGGGGTCTTGATTTTGAGCTTTTCGTGCAGTTCCCGACCCAGCACAACCTTTTCGCCAGTGTCGGTGTCGTACACAGGGATAACATCTTCGGAGAAGATTCGGATGGTTTCAAGATTATTATTCATAGAAATTTGACCTTTCTATCTTGCGAGAGCAGGCCATCTCTGGTATAATAACCCAAAGAGGGTCTATACTCTCTGAGTGTGTGATGATACGTTCGCTTCTGTCTCCAAACTTCAGCGGACGTATCATTCTTTTTCTTCATCTGGCATGGGGTACTTCTCAAGGTAGGCATCGCGGACGGCCTGTGACAACGATACGCGGCACTTCTTGCAGTGCTCCACCAGCAACTCATACTGACGATCAGTGAAGCCAACGGCTACCTGATGGCGGTATGCTTCGATGTAAGGACTTCTTGCCATGTTCTTATCTCCTTTCTTTGAGGTGCATTAAGTTTAATCGCAAAATGTAGTAAAGTCAAGCGGAAATAGACCAACGAAACACTACATTTAGTGTTCGTTCATCTTGACAAACCACTTTCTACGTTTTGCACAAAACTCAGCCCTTATTTTTGGCTACTCCCGCTTCGTACCCTGCCCGGTAGTTCAGTTCGGACAGCTTACCCAGCGCTTCTGCGTACTCCCTGTCCTCGCTGGTCGGTTCTTTGCCGTGTGCGAGGGCTTTCAGAAATTCTTCGGTTGTCGTGGGAAAGTTCATGTTTTTTGCTCCTAACTCTTGCGGAGAGCAGCCCTTTTTGGTATAATAGATTCCGAAAAGGGAGACTGCCCCCTTGGTGGTTGCAGTACCTTCTTTTTGTAACGGATAAGCTATCAGCTAAACTTTGGTAGGTGGGTGCTGATAGCTTATTTTTTTATGCGTTCTGCAACGTTGAAGATTAGATCAATACCCATTCTCACAACATCACTCTTGGTTCCATCCAGAGCGTTAGCGCAAAATGTGATTTTTTCGATATCCTCTTCGCTAAGCCTGAACGAAACCATACGCATAGATTCGTTTTTAGATGGCTCTGCTGCTTTCTGCAACTTCATCACCTCGCTTTGTTGCTGATGATAGTATATACCAGATATTGAACACTTGTCAATATGGAAATTTGAAGAAAATATACTTTACAGATTCGGAACAAATCAAAAATAAAGCGTATACACGTTTCCATGTAAAAAGTTTAACATCCTTATACTACTATACTCTGTATTTACAGAGTATAGTATATTTATATATACGCTAGGGCTGAATCGCTCTCTTGACAGATTACGCTAGAAAGCGTATAATGATACCAAAGGAAGAGAGGGTAAAAAAATGGCAGCTACGAACAACAAGGTAAATTCCAGCGAAATTCTTCGTGGGATTATCAAAGAGCAGCATCGGACATACGAATACCTCAGAAAAAAACTTGATTATAAAAAAATTTCTAGCGTATCTTCTCGTGTTTTGGCCGATGATATGAAGTTATCTACGATGGTTCAGATTTTAGAAGTGCTGGGATACAGGCTTGTTGTCGAGCCGGACAACGGGGAGCTAACTAGAACGGGCGCTTATCAGATAAGAGAAGTAAAGGACGGCGGTTCTGAATGAATGTAGCGTATGTTCGTGTATCTACTGTCGAACAGAATGAAGCACGACAGGTAGAAGCGTTGAAGCGGCATAACATTGACCGTTGGTTTATTGAGAAGGTCTCTGGCAAGAATATGGATAGACCAGAGTTGCAGAAGATGCTTAAATCAGTTCAGTCGGGCGATACCGTGTTTATCCATGATTTCAGCCGCCTTGCCCGTAGCACAAAGGACTTGCTTGAAATGGTCGAAGCGCTGCAAGCTAACGGCGTGCACCTTGCCAGTGATAAAGAGAGCCTAGATACAGGCACTCCCACAGGTAAGCTGATGCTCACGATGATTGCAGCCATCAACGAATTTGAACGACAGAATATGCTTGACCGCCAGCAAGAGGGCATCGAAGTGGCAAAGCAGAAAGGCGTTTATAAAGGCCGCAAGCCAACCGAGTATGACCGAAATCTTTTTGACGTTCTTTACGAACAGGTGGAGAAGCGCATTCTCACGGTCACGGATGCTGCCAAGCAGCTTGGTGTGACCCGCCAGACATGGTATCGGATTGCTGAACAGAGAAAGGCTGGATAATATGCAGGGAGAAGAACTGATTGTTAAGAACGGCAGTATCACACTGCGGTCTATGCTTGACTTTGGCGGATTCCTTGAAATTAAGAGGTTCTTGGAAGTCTGTCATTCGGAAAACTGCACCGTAACCTTTGCAAACGAGGAAATTGTCATTTTCCCGAAAGAATACGATGCTGCTAAAGATGCTCTCGTTTTTATTTACGGCACACTGGCAGAAAGACACAGTATTATCGAAAAGTATCTCCGCTATAAGCTGATGCTAGGAGATGAACAACCAAAACCTACTTTACATAGTCAGAGAAAGGAATAAAGCATGAAACCCGTAAAATTGTCAGAGCAGAGTTTGAAACTCATTGAAACGCTGTGCGATTACACCGACAAGCCTGATATTCTCAACGCCGTTGCAGACGCCTTGTATTACGATACGGACGAGTTGAAACGTAGGCTCAACCAGCTTGCAGAAGAAGTCAAATAAACCGTGCAACCCATTTATTAAGATGGATTTTAGCAAATAACTTTTCCGAAATAGCATTATAAAACCGAATATTTGATTTTTGTGCAGTTGTAGGCACTCTTTACATTTTCAGGTAGGGGGTGCCTATTTTTTTATGCAGCCAAAGCAGTGTATCGCTATCATCGACAGTATCAAAGCGTATGCAAAGCAGAATCCGACCGAAGCACAAGTCTATGAGGACTGGTTTCAGGCGGTGGTGAACCTGAGAGATGCCCTTCCACAAGACAAGCGGTTCGATGCCTACAAATACTCCGGAGAGCTGCGCTCTGTCTGTGCAGCTATGATGGGCAAGATGAAAACAGGCGAGGACGTGGCGAAGGTCTATGACATTATCGGTCGGACGTACCTGTTTGAAGCAAAGGATGTATTCGACAGCTATTGCATCTACCTTGAATGGAATCGTGCGCCGGAAAAGAAGTTCTATCAGCCGAGAAGAAAGGTGTTGAGAACCGTTGCGAACGCCCTGCAAGACCTTGCAGATGACAGACTGGACTTGCTGGCAATCTCGATGCCCCCCGGCTGTGGTAAAACGGCTCTAGCTATTTTCTATTTGACATGGCTTGCCGGAAGAACCCCTGACGAACCGATGCTTACAGGTTCTCACTCGAACAGCTTTGTGCGTGGCGTTTATGACGAATGTTTGCGTATATTCGACAAGGACGGAGAATATCTGTGGAATGATGTTTTCCCGGACGTTACTGTGTCGAACACAAATGCGAAGGACTGCCGCATTGACTTGGGCAAAAGAAAGCGTTTTGAAACGCTTGAATTTACGTCTATTGGAACCGGAAATGCTGGCCTTTACCGTGCATCCACGCTTCTTTACTGTGATGACCTTGTGTCCGGTATCGAAGTGGCGCTTTCCAAACCCCGCCTTGATAAGCTGTGGGAAACGTACACTACCGACCTTAGACAGCGTAAAATCGGAAACAAGTGCAAGGAGCTGCATATTGCTACACGCTGGTCTGTCCATGATGTTATTGGACGATTAGAGCAAAACTACGGCGATTCCGACAGGAATAGATTCATTGTTATGCCAGCAATGAACGAAAAAGACGAATCCAACTTCGATTATGACTACGGTGTAGGATATAGCACAGAAACGCTCCGCAAGCAACGCGAAGTCATGGATGAAATGAGTTGGAAAGCACTGTACATGAACCAACCTGTTGAGCGTGAAGGTCTGCTGTTTCCTGCCGATGAACTGCGGTATTTCAACGGTGTTCTGCCTGACGGAGAGCCTGATCGCAAGCTCATGGTCATGGATATTGCATGGGGCGGCGGCGACTTCACAGCTTGCCCTATCGCCTATGTGTATGGAGATGCCGTGTTCATCCCTGACCTTGTGTTCAACAACGGCGATAAGACCGTGACCAGACCGGAAGTCGTGGGTAAAATCATCCAGCACAAAATCAACGTGGTGCGTGGCGAAGCTAACAACGGCGGCGATGAATATTGTGACGTGGTAGACAGCCAGCTCCGACAACAAGGCTATCACTGCTCTGTTCGTAGCCAGCGTGCGCCAAGCGGTCAAAGCAAGCTGTCCAGAATCATCCAGTATGCGCCGGACATCAAACGGTTCTATTTCCTTGACGAAAAACACCAGTCGAAAGAGTACAAGGCGTTCATGGAACAGGTGACGATGTTCACGCAACTTGGCAAAGTTCCGCACGATGATGCACCGGACAGTCTGGCACAGCTTGCCGATGAATTGTATAACGGAATCAGTAAAATTGAGCCTGTCAAGAGGCCTTTTTGATTAAAAACACAATATATTGTGTTCGCTGGGTCTATTTATTTGATTTCACCACTTGACAAGGCTTATAATGTACGCAGGGAGATTTGCAGCCTCCCTTAAAGGAATAGCTTGCACGCGAGGTTTTGTCATTTTACTCGCGTGCGTGTCAACAAGCATATTCCTCCTTTCACCGGTGGAGGTTTTCTCACTCTTTCGCCTTCACCGGACTTTATATGTTGCGTTTCCGATTGTAAGGGGAATGCCAGTCTGTCTCCCCCACGGCTGGCAAGCAACGGTTCGATTCCGTTACGCAGCACAACCAACTACCTAGCTTTGCATGGATTTATTCTCCAAAACCTCCACCGCTATTCCCGGCTCTCAATGTGATGTTTAGGCATGACATTGCAAAGAGCAGCGGTTAACCAATTAAGCCGGGTTTTTATGCTACATTAGCTTAGTATGGTTAGAGCACTCGGCTCATATCCGAGCATACATTGGTTCAAATCCATTATGTAGCACCAAAATTGCAGTTACCCGTTTTACGTCTGTCCAACAACTGAATGTAAAGGCTGCAATGGTTTTCTTCGGGCGAAGAATAGCACGGCTGGAAGTGCGAACAGTTTCCCAGTAGCTTCTGACAGGTCTGTGCTCAACAGCCTGTTTCCAGAAATCCAACGAAAGGAGCGCTCATGCTAGTTAGAATCTGTTGCCCTTGTATCAGGCAGAATCCAATCTATAAAAACGTCCGTTGCAACCGCTATCTTGGCGAAGTAGACGGACGATACCATTTCAAGTGCGACAGATGCAAGGGCGTTATCGAAGGAGACACAAAGGAAGGATGGGTGAAAATCATCCATCCGCCGGAAAAGTAAATAGCTTTTGAAGCGCAGTTTTGGCGCAGTGAGATAGACCTTAACAGGTTTGTCTTGCTGCGCTTTTTATTTTGCCGGAAAGGAGGAACGCATGGCTGAGTATCAGATGGTTGTTGACGGCTTTTTGAATAAGCCGCTGACTGGACGTAGACCGATTGAAACGCCGGATACGGAAATCAATCGGGCAAACGTGCTGAAAGTGGTCATGGGCAAGGCAGAATCTATTCACCTGCTGAATAAGAACGAGATTCGCTTTCTGCATAACTACTACTTGGGTAGTCAGCCTGTCCTCCACCGCACGAAGGAGTACCACGCTGAAATCACTAACCGCATTGTAGAAAACCATGCCAACGAGTGTGTGGGATTCTACACCGGCTACATGAGCGGCACTCCCTGCTCTTATGTGCGGTCTGAAACGGCAACTGGTGACGGCGAGGAAATCGCCCGCCTGTCCAACGCTTTGCAGTATGAGGGCAAGGACGCGCTTGATCGGCGGCTCTGGCAGTGGATGTTGGAGTGCGGACAGGGATACCGTATTGTTCTTCCTGACAAGGGGTACAACGGTAATTACCCGGACGAAACGCCCCTGCTGGTGGATGTTCCAGACCCAGACATGGCGTATGTGATTTACAACTCCGGCATCGGTCACAAACCCATTGCCAACGTACTGCACATCCCGCGCAATTATCAGAATGACCTGAACGACCTGATTTGCGTGTACACGCCAAACCAGTATTTTGAAATCGACAACGGCAAGGTTACGAAATCGGAAAACCATTCTCTCGGAATGCTGCCGATGGTCGAATACAAGCTGAACCCTGAGCGGATGGGTCTGTTTGAACCGGCTATTCCTGTTCTGGATGCCATCAACGACCTTGAAAGCAACCGTTTGGACGGTGTGGCACAGTTCATCCAGTCCATCATGGTGTTCACCAACTGTCTTGTGGATAAGAATGCGCTTGACCAAGTGAAGGAACTTGGCGCAATGTGCTTGAAATCCACTTCTGGTCTGCCCGCTTCTGTTTCTCAGATTGCAAACGAGCTTGATCAGCAGCAGAGCCAGACCCTGCTTGATTCCATGCTGAATGTGTACCGCAGTCTGACTGCCATGCCTAGCGCCACCGGCAGCGAGAATGCAACGTCCGACAACGTGGGCGCAGTTATCGTCCGCAACGGCTGGAATCACACCGAAGCAAGGGCACAGCAGTACGAGAATATGTTCAAGTATGCTGAACGCCAGAGCCTGTCTGTAATGCTGAAAATCCTGCGTGACACGGCTGGTTCTAAGCTGATGGCAAGTGACATCAATATCAAACTGCCGCGTCGTCAGTATGACAACCAGCAGAGTAAGGTTCAGATTTTCGCACAGATGATTCAGCAGCCGATTGACCCGCAGTTGGCGTTTACTACGCCTGGTCTGTTCCCCGACCCGCAGGCTGCTTACGAAATGAGCAAGCCCTTTTTGATTGCTTCCGGCAAATTGGGCGAAGATGGGAAAGCGCCGAAGCCACAGAAACAACCCGCAGATCATATTGCCGACAGCGGCAAAACGGTTGGCGAACAGGCTAATGCAAAGGAAGGAGAGCAAAAATGAAGAAGCTATTTATTTCATGCCCGATGAAGAATCGGTCGGAAGAAAATATTCGGATGACGTTTGACCGCTTGCATAAGATTGCCGAAGCAGTGTACGGCGAAAATCTGGAGGTTATTCCTACCTATATTGAAGATAACCCGCCTAAGTGTAAAACCGAAGGGCTTTGGTATCTTGGCAAGAGCATTGAACTTCTCGCACAGGCTGATTATTTTATCGGAATTTGCGGCGATAATGCCTTTCAGTATAACGGCTGTACTGTAGAAATTGATGCTGCAAAGTTGTATGGCGTTCCGGTCTATCTTGTTCCGACCGTTTTCGCTGCTCCTGATGCTGCGAAAGCAGAACTGGTTTACAACGGCACAGGGGAACTAATCAACTAAAAATCAATTCGCATTGGCGGGTTGATATATTCCGGCAGGGAAGCCGGGATACAAATTTCGCAGCGTTGCAGGGAAGCAACGGTAAAAAAACGCAGGAGGAAATTAACGATATGAAACTCAATGTGTTGCTTGGTGATGCCTACAAAGAGGGCATGACCGCCGATGAAATCATTTCTGCGCTTGAAAAGGTTGCAGACCCTAACGCAGAAGTAGAGAAGCTGCGCAACGCCGTGACGAAAGCCAATGGCGAAGCTGCCGAGTACAAGAAGCAGCTCAAGGCAAAGCGTACCGATGACGAGAATGCTGCGCAGGAACAAGCTGACAAGCTAGCGGAGATGCAGAAGCAGATTGAAGCCCTGACTGCCGACAAGGAGAACCTCGTCAAGGAAAAGACCCTTGCATCTTACCGTGAGAAGTTCGTTGCGCAGGGTTATGACGCTGAACTGGCTGGAAAGGCTGCATCCGCACTGGCTGACGGCGACATGGACAAGGTGTTTAAGTTCCAGTCGGAGTTTATGACCGCCCACGACACCGCATACAAGGCTTCTCTGCTGAAGGATATGCCCACACCTCCGGGTGCGGATGGCAAGGGCGGCTCTGACAGCGAAGGTGTGGCGTTTGCTAAGAGCCTTGCACAGCAGAACGCAAACACTTCTAAGGCATCGAGTGACGCAATGAGTGCTTTCCATTAACAAGGAGGAAAACATGAAGTTTATCCGAAACACGGTCAACGGAATCAACGATACCATCCTTGCTTCCAATGACTACACCGCCATCCCCTTTACCGTAACCGAAACTGCTGCGGTTAAGGCTGGCTATCCCATGACGCTGGCTGGCAAGAAAGCTGTTGCTACTGGCGAGACTGGTTCTAAGACTATCAACGCTGACGGCATCCTGCTGTATGACGTTGACCCGGCAGAGAACTCCAACGCTGCCCTGCTGATTCGTGGTGTTATCGACACCAAGAAGGCGGCAGCAAGTTCCAGCTTCACCTTTGACGCTGACGCAATCAAGGCACTCAAGACCGCCGTCCCTGGCATCTTCTGCCGCGACAACATCAGCGTGAACGCTTAATAGGAGGTAAAACAACATGGCACTGAATCTTAAGGAAGTCTTTGCCCCGGCTGCGATTGCCGCCTATTGGACGAACGACCCTACCAACGCGATGCCCTTTGCATCTGATGCGCTGTTCCCCGCAAAGAAGAAAGCTGGTCTTGATCTGAAGTGGCTGCGCGGTCACAAGGGCGTTGGCGTTTCTCTGATGCCCAGCGCATTTGACGCAAAGGCTACGTTCCGCACCCGTGAGGGCTTCAAGTTCGATGAGACTGAGATGCCGTTCTTCCGTGAGGGCTACCATCTGGGCGAGAAAGACCGTCAGGAAATCCTGCGTGTTCTGGACAGCAACGACCCCTATGCTCGTGACGTGATGAACCGTCTGTACGATGACACCGCACAGCTTATCACTGGTGCACGTATCGTACCCGAGCGTATGATCTGGCAGCTGCTGGCTCCCGCCAATGGTGTTCCTGGCATCACCATCAAGGCAAACGGCGTGAACTACACCTACAACTACGACCCGGACGGCGGTTGGAAATCCACCAACTTTAAGGATATCAGTGGTGTCGCCAAGTCTAAGTGGTCTGCTGCAACCGCCACTCCCATTGCTGACCTGAACGCCGCAAAGGACGCTGTTCTTGCAAGCGTTGGCGAGGTTGTGACTGAGGTGTACATGAACACCGCAACCTTCCGCAACATGATTGCTGCGGACGAGGTGAAGAATCGGTTTATGACCGTCACCGCAAAGGCGAACGCCGTTCTACTGGATGCCGAAGCACGGCAGATTATCGAATCTGCAACCGGTCTGACCATCCATCTGTATGACAAGATGTTCAAGGCAGACCAGTACAGCGCAAGTGAAAAGTATCTGCCTGACGGCATGGTGGTGGTTGCTCCTTCCGGCGCTCTGGGTAGCACTTGGTACGGTACTACTCCTGAGGAAGCCGACCTGCTGTCTGGTCAGTCTGGTGCATCTGTGTCCATCGTGAACACTGGCGTTGCCATCACCACTGAGCTGACCATTCACCCGGTCAACGCCAACGTCTATGCTTCTGAAATTGTCCTGCCGTCCTTTGAGCGCATGGACGCTGTGTACTGCATCAAGGCTTACTAAGGCGAAAGGAGGAAAGCAGCATGGGAGACCAGTATTCCGAAGCGGCAGTCAAGCTGGGGCAGTACATTGCCCCTGCACTTGACCGTGAAATCACGGACGAGGACTACCCACTCTTCGACCTGCTGCTTGATTTTGCCAAAGACAAGATATTTGCGCAGGGCTACCCATTTGGTAACAGACCGGACGAGCTGCCCTTGCAGTATCAGTCGTTACAGATACGCATTGCAGCGGAACTGTACAACCACATCGGTGCAAACGGACAGACGAGCTACACCAACAATGGCATTACTCGTGTGTGGGAAAGTTCCGATGTGGCGCAGTCCCTGCTGAATGAAGTAGTTCCGAGAGTAGGTGTTATCGGCTGATGTTCAATGGAAGCCCGCTAGATAAGCGCCCGCTGTGGTATTCAAATCCGGTTGGCAAAAAAACACCTATCGTGGACGAGTGGGGCAACGAAACCGGCGAATTCGCATACGAATCGTGGAGCAAACCCGCAAAGCTGATGCTGAACGTCAGCCCGCCTACTGGTTCTGCGGAAGCAAACCCTTTTGGAGCGTTCACGGATTACAGCTACGTTGTCAGTTCGTCCAGCAAAAAGCACAACACGCCGCTTTATGAAGGTACGCGCGTCTGGTTCCAGACGGACGTTTCAAAGCCCTTCAATTACATTGTGGTCAAGGTCGCAGAGCATATCACGGACACACTGTATGCGCTGAAAGAGGTGGCTGCAAGTGAAAATTAAAGTGAGGTTGAGCGATGCCGGACTTCGTGATGCGGAACGTCAGATACAGGAGTACAAAGCCACCCTGAACAAAAAGGCGCAGGAGTTTGCAAAGGCGTTGGCTGACAAAGGGCTTGACGTGGCAAAAGTTCGTTTTGCGAACGCACAGTATGCTGGTAGCAACGATGTTTCTTGCCATGTTGAGCAGAACGGAAACACCTGCACCATCATTGCAGAGGGCAAGGCAGTTGCCTTTATCGAGTTTGGCACTGGCGCACATCACAACGGATATGGCGGTGAGCTACCGCCCGGCGTTGGTGCACATGGTTCCTACGGCAAAGGGCAAGGCGCAAACCGCAGGTGGTATTACTACGGCGAATCCGGCAATGCCGGTACGCCTGTCAAACAGGTAGATGGTAAAGGCCAGTTGAATTACACCAGCGGCAACGAGCCAGCTATGGCTATGTGGGGAGCTGTTGAGGAAATGGCTTCTCAAGTCGAAGCAACGTGGAGGGAGGTTTGGAATAGTTGATCGATTATTTCAATTCTATCTTCACGGCTGTTGCTAAGGAGCTGCGAAAGCAAGCGCCAGGCATCTTCGTTACTGGTGAAATCAACGACAGCAACGTTAAGAAGTTTCCGTGTGTGCAGATAGAGGAAAACAGCAACCTTCCTGTGCACATTGATTCTGCTGGACACAGCAAGTACGCTGCCGTTTCCCTTCGTGTGCGGGTCTACTCCAATAAGAACACCGGGCGCATTGCAGAAGCACGCTCCATTGTTGGCATCGTGGATTCTGTTCTTGAACCGCTTAAATTTTATCGCAAGTCGTTTGCCCCGTTGAATGGGCTGTATAACAATTCCGTCTATCGGATTGATTGCAGCTATGGGGCAACAATCGGAGAGGACGGAATGATTTACCGAAACTAAGGAGGTAAACATTCTATGAGTACTGCTATCTCCGGTCTGAATACCACCCTGTATTGTGGCGACAGCGCAACCGCTCTGACGAAGCTGTGCGACATCAAGGATGTGCCCGACCTGATCTCCGACCCGAACCTTCTGGATGCTACCACCCTGTCTGACCCCATGCAGGTTAACATCTTCGGCATTATCCAGAGCGACATCAAGCCCTTCACTGCCAACTACAACAAGACTGACTATGCAAAAGTCAAGGCGGCTGGCTACGATGAGACTTCCGATAGCAACACCGTGAAGTACTATGCCCTGAAGATGCAGGACGGCTCCGGCTTCTCTTGGCAGGGTATGCATCAGGTTGGTCTGTCCGGCTTTGGCGTGGACGAGGTTGTGGAAATGACCATCAACTGCATCTTCACCAAGAAGCCTGAGTTCAGCGAGACCCTGACTGTCACTGGCGGCTAAACCGCAAAAATCGAATCAATCAAACCGGGCAGAACTGAACAACGGATTTGGTTCTGCCCCTATTTATAAAGGAGAGCATTTATTATGGCTGCTAAGGTTATCAACTTTCATTCCCCCGATGGTAAGAACACTTATGAGCTGACCTTCACTCGTGACAGCGTTGAAGCTACCGAGCGTGCAGGCTTTCAGATTGGTCAGTACACCCAGATGACCAATCTGCTGTCCAACTCTCGCGCTCTGTTCTACGGCGCTTTCATCGCTCGGAACAAGGGCATCAAGCGCAAGGTCGTTGACGAAATGTTCCAGCACATCGAGGAGAAGGAAGATTTGATGGGCATTCTGCTTGAGATGTTCATGGACGCTTCCAAGTCTCTGCTGGCAACTGACACTGAGGACAAGACCGCAAAAAACGCAACGTGGGAGATTGTGTAACTGCACAATCTCAGGAAGCAGACGGAGAGGGGGAGCCATTCTCTTTCTCCAAGCTTTTCCATGATGTAGAAGCCTATTACATTTCCATCGGCATGACATACGACCAGTTCTGGTACGGCGATGTCTGGCTGGCGAAGGTCTACCGTGACGCAGAGGAGTTGCGGGAACGCAGAGCCAACACAGAAGCGTGGAGAAACGGCTTTTACATGGCATCTGCGCTTTCCTCTACGGTTGGCAATATGTTCCGAAAGAAAGGGTCTAGCCCCATCAAGTACATGGATAGACCGATTCCCCTTACCCAAAAGGAGAAAGACGAGTATGAATACCAACGCGCAGTTGAGGCGCAGGAGCGAATCAAGAGAATGATGTTCTCTATGATGGAAAGTGATGGTGGTAGTGATGGCTGATGTTGATATTACGAGCTTATCCGTAGAGATTTCTGCGGAATCGCAGGGTGCAGAGCTTAATATCGACAAGCTCGCTACCGCCATTTCTAATTTGCGGACAAAAGGCAACGTGTCAAAGGTGATTGATGGGCTGGATAAGCTAACCAATTCGTTGACGGCGCTCAAGTCCGCACAGGGCGATTTTAGCGGTCTGGAAAAAGTCACCAGCTTTATTGAGGGCATTACGAAGGTTAACGCCAGCGATAGCGCAAAAAGCATCAACATTCTTTCAAAGAGCATCCAAAAGATTCCCGATGCATTGTCTGGAATTGGCGATTATTCTGATGCGCTGGATTCTCTGCGTGATGTAACGGATTCTTTCAATTCGTTGTCTACTATTCAAGCACCAAAAGGCTTGAGCAGTACCATTAACGCGTTGAAGAAAATTCCAGACACTATGAGCGGTATGGATTCCGTCAATTCGGATTTAACGCAGACAAAAGCAGTGTTGGCATCGTTTAACACGTTGCCTACCGTCACCGTCCCGGACGGTCTAACAAAGATGGTAAACACGCTTCGGCGCATTCCAACCGTCATTGCGGAGACAAACAAGGCTGACTATAAGGCTTTGGGCGACAATATTCGAGAGATTATGAACGCCATTGCTCCTCTATCTCTGCTTGATATTTCTGGTTTGAAAGGACTTAGCAGCGCATTTACTGCGCTAAATAAAGTTCCTGACTTGTCCGAGAAATTGAAAGCGGCAGACCTTGATTCTTTTGCGGATTCTTGCCAGAAGATATCCACCGCGCTTTCTCCCCTTGCATCTCAGCTTGAAAAGGTGGGCAACGCTTTTGCGAAGCTCCCTCCGCAGTTGAGCAAGGTGGTGACACAGGCTAACCGTGTGACCGCAGCCAATGAAAAGCAGCGCAAGAGCTATCTCAGCCTGTCCAATCAGATGAACGGCTTTATGCGGAACATGGCAAAGCTGGTTTCGTTGAAAGCTATCGCTGAGTATCTTGGCAACGCGGTTGCGAAGTTTAACGATTTCTATGAAGCAACAGACCTGTTTCATAATGCTATGGGCAATTTGAGCGGTGAAGCTGATACGCTCATTGGCAAGATGCAGGGTTTGCTTGGCGTTGACCCGACCAAAGCGATGACCTACATGGCTACCATCCAGAGCTTGGGTACTTCGTTTGGTCTGGCTAGCGATAAAGCGTATATCTTATCCAAGAATCTGACCCAGCTTGCCTATGACGAAGGCTCCTATTGGAACAAGGACGTTGCAGAGACCTTTACTGCAATGTCCTCCGCAATCTCTGGCGAGATTGAGCCTATTCGCCGTTTGGGCGTTGACCTGTCTCAGGCACGGTTGCAGCAGGAACTTCTAGCCTTGGGCTTTAACAAGCAGGTTTCTAGCTTGTCTCAGGCAGATAAGGCGGTTCTGCGTTACATTGCCATTATGAAGCAGACTGCCAATGTGCAGGGCAACCTTGCACAGACCATCCAAAGCCCTGCAAACCAGATTAAGATTCTGAAATCTCAGCTTGATATGCTAGCGAAGTCTGTCGGTTCTCTGCTCTACCCTGCCCTGAAAGCCATTCTCCCCCCGCTGATTGCCGCTGTTCAGCTCATTCGAGAATTTGTTGAGTGGGTGGCAAAGCTGATGGGCGTGAAGGTCGTGTTCACTGATTTCACTAAAAGCGCTGACAGCGTTGGTGGCATTGGTGACGCAATGGATGACACGGCAGATTCGACAAAGAAAGCCGCCAAAGCCCTCAAGGATTACACGATGGGCTTTGATGAACTGAACATTATTGATCCAACGCAGGGAAGTTCCGGCTCTGGCAGTGGCGCATCCGCTGGCAACATCTTGGGCGATGTAGACCTGTCCGGCTACGATATGTTCAAGGACTACATCGGTACGACGATTGATGAAGTCAAAGCGAAATTGGAAAAGTTGGCTCCTTTGGTTGCTGGTATCGCTGCCGGATTTGCAACGTGGGCTATTGGCAACGCTTTGATGGATGCTCTTAGCAAAATCAAAGGCGACGGAACCTTGATTGAGGGCATTCTCAAACTTTGGAAGTCTCCCATTATGGGAGCAGCTGTCGCTGTTGGCATCATGGTTGCTCGTTTTGTTGACCTATACCAAAACAGTGAGGCGTTCCAAAAAGGCCTTGAACGTGTTCGAGCTATGATTTACCTTGCTGCGGAAGGGCTTAGGCAGGGTTGGAATATATCACTCACAGATGGAAAACTCGGAGAATCCATCAAATACCTGAAAGAATCTTTTTCTAACTTAAAGCAAGTAATCTGGAATCTCATTCCAGAAAGTTGGCAGGAGGGCATTTCTTCTGCGTTCAAAACAATCTCTAACGTTGTAAAAGGCCTTGATCTTGATGTTGGTGATTTAATTACAACACTTATGGGCATCGGTCTTATTGTTAGCGGTCATCCTGTAGCCGGTCTTGCTGTTCTTGGTTTTGAAGCTATCACTGTTGCAGTTCGTGGTCTTGGTAGCGAAAGTCAAAAAGAAGCTTTTGAGATGGAAACGGACTGGTTCAATGCTTTCAAGTCTATGGGCGAAAAAGTTGCTGATTTTGTAGGTGGCGCAATTACAGCCATTGGAAATCTTATCAATGATTTCGCAATTTTTATTGGATGGATTCAGAACGGTGTTTCCGAAACCGACCGTCTTGATATTCAGATGAACGGTAACTTCATCGAGAATGCCGTTATGGGCATTGCTCAGCTGATTCACGATGTCGGAGTGTTTGTCGGATGGATTACCAATGGAGTGAGCGAAACCGACCGTCTTGATATTCAGATGAACGGTAACTTCATCGAAAAGGCGGTTCTTGGTTTTGCTGACCTTATCAATTGGGTAAAGGATGTTGTTACATGGTTCGTACATCTCGATGAACACGTCGAAAACGGTGCGAGAGCTGTTCGTGGATTTATTGATGATATCAAAACGTGGGCAAAAGATGCCGCAAAAGCTGCTTCCGATATGGTAACAGCCGTTGCAAATGCTATTGCTTCTCTTCCTTCCAAAATGTTTGAAGCAGGCAAAAACATTTGGCGGGGCCTCGTAAATGGTATCAAAAGCGGCATTGAAACCGCAAAAGGCGCTGCGGCAAATCTTGCAAAAGCTATCATTGACAAGTTCACGACAGATACTGAAATTCACTCTCCCTCCGCTCTGTTTGAGCGCTTTGGTAAATTTATTGACCAAGGCCTTGCAAACGGTATCACTGCAGCACTTCCTTACGTTGAACAAGCTATGACCAATCTGGCAAATGCGGTTCAGCAGAAGGGCAACGAGATGATTGACTATGGCGCAGACGTTGCAAACGGCTTTGTTGATAACATGGTCAATACGTTTGACGCAAAGTGGAATGAAATCGACAACGGCCTTAAGAGCGACTTCATTGGCACGATTAAGGGCATGATCGATGCGGTCAAGAAGGGTGATATCCAAACCGTCGCCGAAAACACAGCAGCCATCATCTGGAAGGCAATGGGGGAAGAAAACCGAAAACAGGTCAAGTCTTACGCTTCTGACTTGGTTTCTAATCTCACCAGTGCTCTTAAAACCGTTGGTTCCAAAGTATTTTCTTCTGCAAAACTCATCGGGAGCAATATCTTAGCTGGGATCACTTCAAAATTTGGAGAAATTTCCACGCAGGTTGTAGGTCTCGGCAGCAAGATTGCAACGTCTTTTTCCGCTTTGATCGGGCCGATCTCAGCATCCGGCAAGGCAATCAGTATTGGCCTTTCTTCTGGCGTTTTGAGTCAGTTCCCGTCTATCATCGCTGGCATTGCCGGGCTTATCGGTCAAATTGGAGCTGCATTTATGGGCATCTTGCAGACTATCGGCAGTGTTTTGACCTCTCTTGGCATTCCAACCGGTGTCATCATGATTGCTGGCGGCGTTGCAATTGCAGCCGCCATCGCAGGAATTGTCGGAACGCTTGTTGGAAAGTACGGAACAAGCTCCAGCCCGTCCGTAGACAATAACTACTCGAGCTACCCTGGCACGAGCGATTATGATTCCGCCAATGGCTCCAATACATCTTCCGGTAGCTATTACCCAAGTTCTTCCGCTAGCGGAGCGAGCCCCGCAGAGCTCCGCAGTGCCGTCCACGATGGGTGCTATAACGCATTCCTTGATATCTTCCAGCGGTACGGAGACGAACTTACCGGAGGGAAAGAGCTCAAGATTTACCTTGATGGTAAGCAAATCACTGCGTCCGTTGAGAAACGGCAGTCTGAACGTGGGTTTCAGATTATGGGAGACGAAGTTTACAGCTACTAAGGAGGTTTACGTTTTATGCAATCTCTCGTCACAGTAAATGGCAGAGAGCTGCCTGAGCCTTCCTCCTACGACGCTACAACAAGCACTATAGTCGATTCTGGACGAAACGTACAAGGCAAAGTCGTTGGGTCTGTGGTGCGGCACGATGTTGCGAAGATTTCCCTAAAATGGAATTATCTTACTGCAAGACAGTGGGCGGACATCATCGGGCCGTTCACCACAAACTTTTACTGCACTGTTCGGTTTTATAACCAAGCAACTGCAAGCTACACGACAAGGCAAATGTATGTTTCCGATAGAACCGCTGGAATGTGGAGGCGTTCCCCGTCCAACGGAAACGTTATGGGATGGGTCGGAGCGGCCCTTAGCCTGGTTGAAGTTTAAGAGAGGTGATTATTCATGGGCTTTCTGCCTTCCGACAAGTGGCTTGAACAATACGACAAGACACTTGTTCCGGAGATGTTTGTTTGCATCACTTACCACGTCTCTGACGATAAGGCGCAAGCAGACGCTATTGCCAGCTCTTCCAACCAGGCTTTATTCAGCAACACGTTGTCTGTCACAGACCTGGATTCTGCTTCTTTGGCCAATTATGCCACCGGAGAACCTAATTTGTGGGTCCTTGACGGGAGCAAACTTTTGGTCCCAGGTTCAGAGCCCTACGAGAACGCCGGGTATTTAAGCATGGATTGTGTTTCTGACACAAACCATCCGATTATCACTTTCTCTTTCAGCAAAACACACACTGAAAGAATCCCCGGAATTACAATCGTATGGTCGTCTGCTTTAAATGAATATGCAAAATCTTTTAAATTGACGGTCTATAACGGCAGCGAGCTTGTTGCAACAAAACAAGTTGATGACAACCAGTCTGTTGAATCCTCTGTAGATTTTGAGATTTCCGGATATGATTCAATCAGTTTGGAAATTTTAGAGTGGTGCATCCAGGACCGCAGGGCCAGAGTGGAACAAGTTGAATTTGGTCTGCGCGTCCAATTTAGCAAAGCGGATTTGCTTTCTTATACGCACGAATCAAAACGCGACCCGATTTCTGGGCAGCTTTCCAAAGATTCCGTTTCGTTTTCTGTTGACAACTCCGAACAACGCTGGAACCCGGTAAATCCAGATGGACTTTATCGGTATCTTTATGAACGTCAGGAGATTTCAGTTCAGTACGGCATGGACATTGGAGATGCGGTCGAATGGATTGACGGAGGAAAGTTCTTTCTTTCCGGATGGACAATTCCGGCGAATGGCATAACGGCGTCGTTTGATGCCAGGGACGCTTTGTCTTTCCTCCAAGATTCCATTTATACCGGGCACACGAGTGGAACCCTTTATCAGATGTGTTTCGATGCGTTAGAGCTTCTGGATGTTTCCGGAATATCTTACGAAATTTCGGAAGAATTAAAAAACTATTCTTGCGACATTTCATCCGATACTTCTTCCTACAAAAACGCAGACATTCTTCAGCTTGCTGCAAACGCAGCCGGGATGGCTCTTTACCAATCCAGAGATGGGGTCATTCACATTGAACGTGTTCCTCTTGTTCCAGTCACGAGGTCTGGTATTGAGGAAATATCGCTCTTGAATAGCTTTAAATACCCAGAAATAACGTTTTCGACAAAAATAAAAAACGTATCGTGCAAGGTTGGCGGCGAATCCGTTTTTTATCCAGCCGGAGCTAGTGGGAACGGAGCGACCCAAAGCATCAATAATCCGCTTGTATCGAAATCTGTATCTTCTAGCGCAAAAAATGCGTTGACCGAAACATACGCACTTCTTTCTAACAGAAGAAAGGTAAACCTGGAATTTCGTGCAAGCCCCCATATTGATGCGCTGTCTTTTGTTAGAGTTAACCATCAGTTTGGATATGCATCGAATGTTCTCGTAACGGATGCCAAGTATACATTTAATGGCTGTTTTAAAGGGACGATGGAAGGATATATGGTGGAAAGCGCGAGTGCCCTTAGACTTGACAAGGGTTCCGTTTTTGTGGCTCCTGGAGAGACCGTTCGTTTAACCGCAACGCTTGTTCCTTCCTCAGAGGATTCCCCAGCAATCGGATGGGAAGCATCTCCTCCCGGCGTTGTTTCCATTTCCGTCGTTTCCAATAAAGGCGGCGTTTCTGCTTGCGACATTTCTTTTGTTTCCAGTGGAGATGCCGTAGTCACAGCCTTCGTATCTTCCGTATCTGCAAAGTGTACCGTTATCAGTCAGGCTCCGTCTTTGTCGGATATGCCGGAAGGATCGTCTGTTTACATTCAAGAAAGTGGTGCGGATGTAGAGTTTGTTGTCGCAAAACATGGGTATGAGCCTGGTTTAAATGGTCCCGGGAGAACACTTCTTATCAGGAAAGAACCTCTTGCTGAAACAGTGTGGAACCAGACGCACGTCAATACATACGACGGAAGCTCCATCGACAGGCTGTTGAATGGAGATTACGCAAACAGATTTAGCGATACCGTCAAGTCCGAAATGGGGCTTACCTCTTTCTATTACACGGTAGGCGGTAGCACTACGGAAATCAGAACGCTATCTCGCAATGTCTTTCTTCCGTCTATTTATGAAATGTTTGACCCAGACGACAAAAATGCGGATGTTTATGTAAATGGGAGTAACCCATTTTTCAAAAAAGAGGGTTCTGTATTGCCAAAACAAACTCGAAGTGTCTTTGTCCAATCGTACGATGACTCCCTCTATCACATTATCCGCAGATGGTCACGTTCTCCTGCGCTACGAGATTTTGATGGAAACCATATCGTGGGACAACTCGTTGGGACTTACAGTCTTGGAACGTCTAGTGCAGGTAGGATTTTTTTCCTCACAGAGCAGTACAATGCTTGGAGCTCTAACAAGTTCAGCCCTGCTTTCACGCTTCCGTCCACGACTAAAGTCGGCAACGGCAAAAAGATTTTGCTTTAAGGAGGGACTATGGCGATTTGGATTACAGACAGAAGCCAAGACGATGTTGACCGCCTAAAGTTCATTTACGGCAAAGCCGTGAACGGGACCTGGACGGATGAGGAAAAAGCGGAGTGGCTTTCCGGTATGAAAGGGGCTCTTGACTACAGAGATTTTTCGAGAATAGAAACCGGCATATCAGAGCTTGCTTCACTTCTCGGTGCGGACGTAGATGTCAAGACGGACTGGAACATAAACGGGTATCTTACCACGTCGGATGCTGCTAGGTGGCTGTCAAATATCGAATCTATTCGTTCTAAAAACTCAGGAGACGCCAAAACTGCGCCGACACCGACGTCTATGGATAGGCTCGGATTCGAGACAATGAACCAACTTGAAAGCATTTTGTCAGACATAGAATCGATCGCCAAAACTTACGTTACTTTTTCTGGCGAATACATGGCTGGGGAGGGACAATATGGTTTTTGAAGACCGCATATCAAAATATCCTGGCAGGTGGACGTTAGTCCATGAGGATGGGTCGTCTGAAATTGTAACGCTTGTCCGAAACGACGAACCCATAAAGGATGGTACACCAATCAACGCATCCACTTTAAATGAGCTGAGTACAGTTGCAGGTGCCATCAACGCAAAAGAGGAAGCCGTTTCTGCGGCAAATTACGCTGCGGAAGAACGTGCAAAAGCAGAACAGGCTGCAAAAAATGCCGCAAAAGATGTTTCTGCAATTGTAAAAGCGGATTCTGAAAATGCAGCTTTGTCTGCTGCTGCTGCCAAGACAAGCGAAACCAATTCAAAGCGTTCGGAATCTCAGTCTGCTACTTATTTGCAGGGCACAAAAGAATACTTTGAGCAGGTCCGCACCATCACCATCGGTGCACAGGGGTGGTACGCCACGCCGGAAGCTCTGAAAGCCGCTGTTCCCATAGGCGAAAATGGCTGGTGGGCAGTCGTTGGTACTACGGACACCATTTGGACGTGGGACAATGATACAAAATCGTGGAAAGACAGCATTCAAAAAACCGATCTTTCCGACTACTATACCAAAGCTCAGGCCGACGCCAAGTTCGGCCCGCCTTATAGCCTGCCTGCCGCCACAGCGGCTCAGCTGGGCGGCGTGAAGGTGGGCGATTATCTGGACATCGCCCCGGACGGCACCCTCAGCGGCAAGACCCTCAATGACAAGATCGCTGCCGCCGTGGCGGTAAAGTCGGAGCCCCGGCTGGTGTGGAACCACTACGAAGAAACCGGAAAAAGGTGGAAGACCTACGATATCAAAATGCCAGACGGCCTGGACTACGTGCACGTCAAGACGAAATATAACAGC